ATTATATAGCTATTAGTGTTAGAAAAGGCACGAAGGTACATGATATTTTAGAAAAGGAAATGCCCTTAAAAGGCGTAGAACGTTCCTATGGTGCAGAAGTTTGTTATCTTGTTCCAAAGAGTGAATTTGAAAAAGAAGTATTAGCGTATGAAGAATAAGATTTTAAATTTAGTCAAGTCAGCCGTTTGGTTCGTCTTGTGTTTGCTTGTAGGTGCATTGATATTTGAGGGCTTTCGCTCATTGGCTAATAGTAATGAACCTGCAAAGAAGATTGGTACATCAGTATTCACCGAGGAAGGACACGATTATCTAGTTGTGGACACGAAACATGGTGTTTGCGTTATCCACGCTGAGAGTTGTCCTTGTCGTAAAAATAAGTAGTTATGGACAAAACAAAATTACATGCATCATTACTCTTCCTGATGCTAAAACTGGAAGAGGCAAAGAGTAACCCGATTGCTGAAAAGAACTTTATTCTCTCTTTGACGGAAGTGCTCAGATATTTCCGTGATAACGGAGAGTTGAAGAAAGCCTATGAAAGCCAAAAGGATTCATTGGAAGATATGGCTAATAGTTCTTGGGCGAAAGCACTAAAGGAATATGTTTCCTCCAAAAACCAAGAAGACGGAGTTGATGCAAAGTTACCTGATATAGATGAACTTATTAAGAAACTAGCTTCTGATGAGTTCATCGAAAAGAAAATCAAGGATATTCTTGGAGATAACAATGTGGACGGAAAGGAGGAATAGCTTATGGCTGAATTGTTATTTGACATTTTTCTTTTTTCTTGTACGACTGCTATAGGGTTTATAATAGGATATTATTCACGAAAGTAAAATAGATTATGAAAATAGAAATTAAAAGAGTAACGGACTGGCAGCGTGTTGTTGATGCTGCTCGGTTCACACAAGGCAAGGAACAGCTGGGACATGAGCCTAGCGATGAGTTCAAGAAACAGATGATTCTCAGCGAGCATTCACCGCTCAGAGAATTGGAGTTCGATATTAAGATGTATGGCATACCATACTGGGTGAGCAACCATTTTGTTCGGCATGTTCATGCTCAGCCATTCGTTTCCACATCTAGACCAGATATTACTGGCTCCAAGGTATCACGTCACGATATGCGTCAGGATGATTTGGTCAACTTGCAGCTATCCATCAACGCTCAGGAGATTATCAATATCTCCAAGCTGAGACTCTGCAACAAGGCATCAAATGAGACAAGAGAGGTGTGGTACTTTGTTATTGATGAATTGGCACGTATCGAACCTTTGCTTGCATCAGCTTGTGTTCCTCAATGTGTATACAGAGGATTCTGTCCTGAGCCGAAATCATGTGGCAAAACTAAGACAAACTTTTTTCCCTTCATGAGAAAATACTACAAAAATCTTAAATTATATACTGCCGAATAATGAAATATCCAAAATATAACGTCAACGAGTTTGTCGGTGGGCACTTTGAGTACACCACTCCCTGCCCATTCGGCATATACGGCAAGTACACCAACGAAATACTATATGTTGGTAGCCTTGCTTGCCAGCGATGCGAACACTTCCGAGGAATCAACAAAGAAGATGGTATCGTATCTTGTGGAATCGAATAGTTTTAAGAGTGCAGCCTATCTGCATTCTTCTTAATAATTAATCAAATTTTATATATGAATACAAAGAAAATCTCAATTATCCAGCGTATCAAGGAAAAATTCCTTGGCAAGCAGTTCTTTATTGCAGTTATCGCTAACAAGGGAACCAGTTCCTACTTCGTCAACTCCACCATCTACCGCTCAGAGAAGGAGGTGAAGGCTTACAAGAAGTACATCACCACAGACGAGCGTATGAAACAGAGCTTCGATTTCGTAGGCTATTATGGTTTCCGTTCAAAGTTCGACTTCCGCATTCCTCTTAGCGGAAAGCCAGTATCAGTAGAAGAGGCAAAGAAACTGGAAGAGAAGTAGTATGGGAAAGTTGATAGACCTTACTGGACAGCGTTTCGGCAGATTACTCGTCTGCCGAAAATCTGATAAAGAGAACCACCAGCATGGTGCGTTCTGGATATGCAAATGTGATTGCGGCAGGGGTTGTACGGTTCTAGGTTCTGTTCTTCGTGACGGACGAACCAAATCATGTGGCTGTTACCGCTCTGAGCGAGCATCTGCCATCATCACCAAGTATGGCAACCGCAAGGGTAGACCCAAGCGGAAAGACAAAATTAACGGATAATATCCATTTTATCACTTTTCATATTATATTTGCAACATGAAATTCAAGTATTTAATAGATAAAGTTAATGGTTTCAGACACCGCAACGATTTTGTGGTGCTGGACGGAAGAGCCAACTCGGTCACGCTCTCCAAGGGCATCTACGACCACATCATGCAGAAGGAGCGAACAGACAATTCCATCTTCGTGTTCAGACTATCTGACAGAGGTACATACGGATTCTGTATGCGTGAGGACTGGGAAGAACTTCGCAAAGCCAACACCGCCTTCGCTCAGCTTCAATTCAATCAGAAGTATAAGAAGGTAGGCTTCAGAAGTGACTACCCTTCCATCACCGCCATCCTTGATGAGTACAACCTTCCTCTCAACAGAATGGTTCGCCTTACTTGCATCCCACGCAAGTCAGCCAAAGGCGAACCTTATTACGAAATCATGCGACCAAACTTAAATTCGAGCACATGGCAACAAGACAAGAAGTAATACTCAAAGGACTTACCCACTCTCCATCCGACTACGATTGTCAGGATGGGGAGTTGGCAACCTGCCTCAACCTCATCAACGAGGATGGGGCACTCCACCCTATTCACCAGCCAGTAGTAGCCGAGCCAAACATCACGCTGGATGCAGGAGACACCATCGAACTGGTGCACAAGGTAACACACGATGAAGCGATTCACTCTCACTACATCATCCGAAAATCAGACGATACTTGGTACTGGATGGAGAAAGGTGGAGACGGAACCAAGAACACCATCGACTTAAACGGATTCCACGTCAATGCAGTTACAGCCGTAGGTAATATCCTATCATTTGTTGGCGATAGTAAGATATTATATTGCTATTGGGATAATGGGGTTTATCGTGTTGTCGATTTTACGGAGGTAACTTACGATGCAAAACTTACACGCACATCTTTTAAAATGAGCGTAGATAGTTGGGTTAAGGATAATACTATCACCGAACAAGGATATACTCTTCCTTTAGAGGATTTTGATTCTTATGGATTTCCTGAAGAACTAGGAGAAAATGTAACTACTAGGCTTTTCGCTAGTCAGGATGCCTATGTTAACAAATACATGGACTCTTATTCTTTTAAATACATACAATTTGCTATCCTTGCTATTCAACTATATGATGGCTCATACATACAAATTGGTAATCCATTTATACTTGCCCCAAAGGAAAGAATTGAAGATAGTATCGGATTCCGCTGGACTAGAGATGGAGGTGGAATGACAAGTGGAAATCTTAATCTTACTTATGAAGCTGATAATATATATGCAACCTATAAAGGTCAAGAAATAGATAACTACGAGCTTTCCGTAAACATTAAAGATATTGACAAATACAAGACTTTAATTAAAGGGGTTGACATGTTTATTTCTAATACCTTATTCCCTTATAATACGAATGGCAATATCATTGCTAAAGAAAATTATTTCTATTTCCGCAATGATAAAGGACGTATGAAAATATCAGATTATTCGTATATAAATGGTAAGTTTGTAATGGGTGTTAGAAACTATCATTACCAGCCATATACAGAAGAAGAGATTTACGAGAAAATCGACAATTTATCATTCTATAAGAGCACCAGTTTCTCTTTTGATGATGTTAAGGATGGTACTTCAAAAAAACTGAAAAGGGTTTTAGGAACAGAAGATAGTTTGCCTATTGCAGACCTTCAACGAGAATCGTATGGTGCAATGTGTGCTATAACATATAACAACAGATTACATCTTGGAAATGTTATGTCTTCCATCACCACACGATGCAATAATGGTAATGGGTATTATTCTCCAGTTGCGCCAAACAAGAGCCTTGTGGAGGATAGTTATCAGTTCTTGTTTAGATACGAACCAAAGGGGCAGTTCAATGGAAACTACATAGATAACTTCGGTACAGACCAAGATGGTAGCAACTGCATAGATAAGATATGCCAAGTTGTTTCCAAAGTATATCTCAAAATAAACAACAAGGATGAAGTTTTTTCTTATTACGATGAACTTCATTACCCTCTACCACCTATTCTTTCTTTCCCTTCAAACAAGGCGAAAGTAATCGATTTACTTATCAGAATCCCAGAGAGAGGTGTTTACTCTTGTTATAAAAAGTCATTCAGCTTATACGAGAGCGAAACATTTGGTTTTAACTATGCGGTCAATTATTCAAATGGAACATTCTGCCCTATCCAAGCTAACGATGTTACTATGAACTACGAGAGTTGGGCGGTTACTATATCCCAAGACCCATCGTGGAAGAAAATTTCAGAAGAAGAGTTCAATAAAGAGAAAGCGAACATCAAAGAATCCACTATAAATGGCAGCAGAACACCATCATTAGTCAAGGTGAGTGAAGCAGAGAACCCTCTAGTCTTCCCTGCAAAGAATAGTGTTCAGGTTGGCTCCTCCATCGTTAGTGCAATGGCAGCCAATACACGACCAATCAGCGAAGGTCAGTTTGGTGATGCTCCTCTCTATGCCTTTACAGATGAAGGTGTGTGGGTGCTGATGCTGGGCGATGAAGGAACCTATATTGCCCGACAGCCAGCCAACAGAGATATTTGCTCCAACCCTAAGGGCATTTTGCAGATTGATGATGCCGTTCTGTACCCTACTGAACGAGGAATTATGATGCAGAGAGGACGAGAATCTGAGAACATTACAGACGCACTAGATGATTATCCTTTCGATTTTCTATCCATTTATTCACATTCAACAAAGGATAAGACCTATCCGAATAAACTCCTTGCTCTAGGTAATATCCCTGAGTCAGATGTGAAGTATGTCCGTTTCCGTAAGTATCTCGAAGAAGCTGGCATGATTTACGACTATTACGATAGCCGCATCATCGTTTTCAACCCGAACTATACTTATGCTTACGTTTATTCGTTGAAGAGTAATATGTGGGGAACCATGCACAATGTATTCAATAAGCGAGTAAACATATATCCTGAGTCATACGCTACAGACAAAGAAGGAAAAATACTTGATGTGTACGTGAAGGAGACAACAGAAAATGTTCCATTCTTCCTTTGTAGCCGCCCTTTAACACTTGGTCAGGATGCCTATAAGACCATGTTCGATTGCATCACAAGAGGATATTTCAGCAGCATTCAGGCAGGGAAATGTGGAGCGGTTCTATTCGGGAGTAATGATTTGGTTAATTGGTATTACGTTGGTTCTTCTGTTAATATGTATCTCAGAAACCTTGTTGGTTCTCCATACAAATATTTCAGGCTTGCACTTATGGGCAGCCTTGACCCAAAAGAATCTATCAGCGCATTATCTATAGATTTCCAATCAAGATTACAAAATAAACTCAGATAATTATGGCAGAATATACATTATCAGATTTTAATCAGTATTTAGCGAGAAAAGGGGCATCTGTAGGATACATGGATGGCAACAATAAAATTCATATAGCCACAGAAGTAGACTTTTATATAAAAAGAACGTCAAATTTCATCGGACTTGTTAAATTTGTCAATGAGGTTTATGAATTTCTTTTTGATGGAAGTTTCTATATAGGAGATATAAAGCAATATCTTAAAATTGTCTCTTCCTCCATCACAAAGACAACTGGAACGAAACTCGTCAGAGAGACTTCTTCCGATGGAACATCAAATGCTCGCCCATTCCCTAGATACGGAATAGCTACCGCATCAGAGGCAGGTGGAACAGAGGAAAGCGGCAAAGAAGAGGAAATCTTCTCAATCGCTACCCTACAGCCTAGAGAAGAAGTAGCCGCAAGTTGCTTGCAGTCTATGATACAGAAGTATGAGAATCCGCTCAATATAGACAACACCAAGATTAAGCAACTTGTAAGCAAGTCATTCTTGTTTGCTCAGGAGTTCATCAATCAGGCAGTTCTGTATCGTGAGAAGGAGACAACATCGGCAACCATTGAAAACAACAAGTACGCATCAGTTGATTCTGATTCTCTCAGCAGCGATACCGATAAACTGCTCTACAATATAGCTACAGCTATCAACAACTTTATCGCTCAGGATAAGAACCAGTATGCCGACCAGCAGAAGAACGGATTGAAGCTGGCTGCTACAGACGTAAATGTCAAGACCTTGCCTGAGGGTATCAATATCAATGCTGCTGTTACTGGTTCGGTAACAACCAAGCAGGAATCCACATCTAGTGGAACATAAACTTAGATAAATATTTCGTTTGTCATTTAATACAATAAAGGGTAGCAGTCCGTGATGGATAGCTTCCCTTACTTTATCTTAGCCTTAAACGACTAATCATTTAAAATGGATGCAAAGCGATTCTTGCTCTAACAGCCGAGCGGTTGCTGGCATCCTTAATCTTCTGTTTCTTATCCTCAGCGAGTGCCCAGAACCTATCAGCACCATCAGGATAAACAATCATCAACCATTCATAAAGGCATTGATTCACGATGTAGTCATGCAAGTAGACGGTCATGGTATGCACACTTGTCTTCGAGAAACCTTGCGGCATCCGCATAGCCAAGTAATAGGCATCCTCATCATTTGTCGGGGAACCAATACACTCTTCCCACTCGTTGGAATCAAAGCCGCCACCGAGCATTTCCACCTTGGTGAAACGGAAAAGCATTTCTCTGCAATCCTCTACTGCTGAGTCTAGAATCCTTGCCAACTTATCTCGGTTTCCTTCCTCTGATACATCAAACACATTCTTTAATTGTTTGGCATCTATACCTTTCTGCTTGGAATAAGAGTCAGCAAAAGAAAAAGCAGTATTCTTGATGTCATATACCAACTCATTCTTTTCCAACTCTATCATCACTTTATATCCTTTATTACAATACCTCATATCCTATCCTCCTATCTTGTTGGTCTTTTACGTGTATAAATGATTGCGTCAATCTTTAGCAGCAAAACGTTTGCCTTGGAGAGATAATCTTCCACCTTATCCTTATAGACTACTGAGCACCATTCTGCTACTATTTTGTTGACTACATAACTAAAAACCGTTGATTCCAAGGTCTTAAATAAACTCTCATTAAAAAGGCTGCTTACTCTCAGACCAAAGACCTCGTTGCTGCCTGATTCACACTTCTGCCATCCAAGAATACTCTCCAAGGCTACGGAAACATCATCAATGGAATCTTTCCAAAAGCCTTCCAGCATTTCTCTATCAGCTTCTGTCACAAACACTTGGTCATACAGACTTTTTCCGTTTTTATCCAAGTTCTTTCCTCCTATGTAGGCAGTAGTCTTTGCCACCTCCTCATAGATGTCACTTTTCTTGATTGTCAATGTGGAATCTGCCATTCTTTATCTTTTTATAGAGTTTATAACCTAATATGATTAGCAGCATGCAGAGTGCTCCAAAAGACCATACTGCATACTTCAACTGAAACTGCTCCCACTTGGAGAGTTGTTTTTCTACTGGGTAGGGAACTGGGATGGAGTCTCTTTTCAGGAAAGAATCCACCCTTACTTTGTACACATTCTTGAAGATGGTCTTCTCATGCCATCGGTCAAGAAAGCAAGTATCTCCCTTCTGTCTGAGAAAGATTGAATCACGTACAAAAACGCTGTCAGAAGTATGCAGCGTATCGTGTTTTACTACGTCCCGACATATAACTTTTTCCATCGGGACGTATTTTGTCTTGCATCCCGACAGAAGAAATGCCACCAACAAGATACCAATCACGTAGAGTGCTACTTGCCAAAAATCAGTATCGTACCATTTTACTTTCATAGGCTAAACATTAAAGACCTTCTTTGCTCTTGTAAGGAACTTTCGTCTTGATTCCAATCCGTTGGTTCCACCATTGATTGTCTTGGTAATAGCCAAGAAACTATCACTATCAGCCTGTTTGTTCAGGTCATGTTTCCACCACCACCACATAGCACTCTTCGTTGCTCCTAGCGGAAGCTCCAGCAACTGAGGACTCTCCATGATGTCACCAGTACAATACTTGCTGTTCTGATAAGCCTGATAGTTGGCTCTGCCAGTAATCTGAATCAAGCCCCTACCCCGATACTTGTAGCCATCACCATCTTTCAGGTTGCCGAGCATATTCTTCAACTTACCTACATCATACTTATGGAAGTAGTTTCTATTGCCGAGTTCCTTGGTGTATCGCAGTTCACCACTCTCATGTGCAATCTGAGCCAAGAAATGAGCCATACGCTTAGGAGTATCAATATGGAACACCTCAGCATAGCCATTGATATAAGGCAGAAAAGCATCCACCTTATCCTTAGCATTCGGCATAATAGCCAAAACCTGTTCTCTTGTTACCTTCATATTACTTGCCCTCCTTCACTTGTTTCAGCATACTTGCGAGTTCATCCTTCACCTTGCTCTCAAAGTTGCCTAGTTTTGTCTTGAAATAAACGTTTACCCCGAATATTGCTCCAGAGTAAACCAATGTCTGACTGACATACCACAGCACACCATCAGACACCACATAATTGTTGAGAAAGAATGATAGGAAGGTGAGTACAACACCACTCACTAGCATTCCTATAGCTGCACCATATTGCAATCCTTCACGTACATTTGGAGTCATATCTTATATTTATATATTATTAATAATATGCAAAGATAAGAAATGATTCCCAATTAGTTACTTTATCCGTTTATTGTGTGCCATATTTTGCTGGTAGGATGCAAGCAGTCAGGGTCTTGCAGATACTCGATAGCCATCAAAACCACCATTTCCTTCAACTCATCAGCATCTTTGCTATATCGCTCCAGCATCACATGATGGTCACTTCTCATCAGGTTCATAGTCACAGCCAAATCATGGATGGTATAGTCAGAAATATCATCCTGATGCTTGTCAAAGGCATCCTTTATCTCATCATCCGAGAAGAAAGGAGCCGTATGCTTGGTTCCGTCAGCATCCTCATACCACATCTTGCTGATAGCATCATCGGCAAAGTGCTTGTCAAAATGCTCTTCGCTCAACACACCATACACCATCGCACAAAGATGATGTTCCTCCACATCGCTCAACTTGCATGAGAGATACTTGCCGACTGCCTTAGCTATAGCCAACATCTGTTCAGGAGCCATTTCCTGCTGATACTTTTCTACAAAATCTACGAAATTCATACCTATACAAATTAAAAGTTTATGATGTTGCAAAGATACGAATATCTTAAACGCAGCACCATAAACTCGTAGATATTTCTGTAGCTATCTGAATATCAGACAAATACTGTTACGATAAAAAACACCTCCTTTCTTTATTCGTCCTTAAATCTGGTTCTCTTCTCTCCACCCCTCGTCCAGATGTCGTTTTTCTTGCGTTTCGCCACCTTTCCGATAACGTCATTTTCGTAAAGTTCGGGCTTGTCTTCCCTACCTTGGGTCTCTGAAGCAACACCACCATTCGGGTTGCCACCTTGGCTAGCATCAGGTTTCCCATTGCCATACCATTCCTTGTCACTTGGTTTGTCTGCAATCATAACTATAAACAATTAACTATTAATTATAAACTAAGCAGCAAGCGGTGGGTTCTGTCCGTCAGGACTCACTCCCTGACCGCTCATCATCTGCTGCAACATCGCCTGAGCCTTCGGATTGCTCTGTGATGCCTGAGCAATTTGTGCTTGAAGCTGAGGAGAGAATCCTTGTGGAGTCTCACCATTCTGAATGGCTTGCTGGTTGGATGCAACCGATTGCAGCAACTCCTCTCCAAATGGGAAATCTCCTACTTGCAGCAACTGCTCCAGCGTGATAGCCTGATTCTGCCACAAGGTCATAAGGAACTCATTTGCCATCTGTCTGTATACTGGAGTAGCCGTACTTTCCGTGATGTTGATGTCAAACTCCACGTCTCTAATCTTCTTAGGGTCGTAGTGTACAATCTGTCCTGCCCTACCAACAATATTGAAGTTGCGAGCCACATCATAGTACTGCTGCATATTCTTCACGGTCTTGTAAGCACCATCAATGATAAACTGGCTGAAAGTCTCCAAAATATCAAGCAGCGACATGGTAGCATTCTGTGTCTGCTGGGCATAGAGCGAACCGCTCGTACCTGATACTCCTGGTTTACCTTGCAGCGCACCATTCACTCCCGATATATCCTCGAAGAACTTCAACTGATAGCTGAGCAAATCACCGATACCGATATTCGTAGAGTTGTTCGCCACTTGCTGAGGAACCTGACCGCTCTTGTTTGGCTTATATCTCACCACACCATTGAATCTACTCCACTCATCGCAGAAATCATCCCAACTCATATTATCAGGAAGACAATCCTCAGGGCAAAGCAGAACGCCCTTGGCACTCGCCCTCATAATGAAGTCATACATCGTAATGAGTCGGTTCACGTATCTCTGCTGGTCAATCACATCTTCCACGAAGCTGTGAATCTCGCCATCAATAAACGGATAGAACTTAAAGCAATAAGGATGCTCACCATGAGCATAAGGAGTCTCTCCTTCTCTCAGTATATCACCGAAAGGAGAAAGATAGTAGAAATGCCAGTAATCATCCATAAACCACTCGGCATCAATCAGAGGAATATCCTCTTCCATCATGCCAGCAGCCATACCTCGCCTGATTCTGTCTCTGTTCTCTGCATCTACAATATCAGCCTTATCCTCAATGTCGATTTTGAAATCATCGCCATTGTTGTAGTCGTGGCATCGGTATCTCGGTTTACTCTCGTTGCGCCAAACCTCAATCACTCGGCAGAGCGAAGGGTTGGAAGGATTCATAAAGTCGATAGTCTTAGGGTCGAACTCACCGAATCGCTGGGTGCAGTCTGCAATCACGAAATCTCGGTTAGCCGCCAACCGGTATATCTCCTTCAACTTACGAGCCTCAGTAGGAGACTTGGCAAACTCTCTCAGCACGTTACCGATGGTAATGTCATGCACCTCACCCAAGCAACTCACGTCCCAACCACGGAAATCCCTCATATTGTTGTCTATGAAGAAATTGTTCGGGTTCACGTAGTCCGTCCAGCAATCCAACCTACCTCTTCGCCATCCATACTTTTTCTTATAGATAGCAGCACCGCTTATCAGGAACTCTTCCATGGTTCGGGCATCCAGTTCCGTCTCTCGGTTCAGTTGTCGGTTACATTGCAGCACCACGCTCATGGTCTCACCATATCGCTTTTCATCCTTATCTCTGGCATTGCAGGTAGGTTCCTTGCTCTGAGAGCGATACACACCCAGCACATTCTTCACCAATCTACGGATAAGGTTGTTCTTCAATGGTTCGCTACCCTGCTCACGGATATAGTCTTCCTCCTTGATACGCTTTTTAAAGCCACACTTGCTTTTGAACTCAATGGTATCTCCCCACTGGTCTCCATAGCAATATCGCTTGTTTCTCTGTCTTCGCTTTCGGAAGTTATCCATGTTGTTATAGTATCGTTGAGCCTCCAGCAAGATAGAGAAGGCACGCTCGTATGGCTTGTCAAATCGGTTCTTGGATGCCTTCACGCTATCCAGTTCTTCTTTGTCAAGCACCTTGCTCAACGATAGCAGTTTGGTTTCTTCTTTCTTCTTCGCCATAATTTATGATGTTGTAGGTTCAACAATATGTGCCAACTTTCTAGCCACTCCGAGGAATCCGCTTGCAGTATCGGTATCTCCAAGGCTGATACAAGTGAGATAGCCAGCCATGTATAAGATGGCATCTTTCAGGACGGAAGGCAGACTGATTTTCTGTTCGGTAGTGATAGATGGAACCTGAACATAGATGAATGCCAACGTAGCATCCTGCTTTGTGCTGGTATATAGTTCGATACTCTTGCCGTTAGCCGTATGCACGATAGCCGCAATCGGTCGCTCAGGATTTCCCCTCACACCATATTTGCAGTTCTGATACTTGTAGGCATCATCACTCTCTGATATGATTGTAGCAGGATGGCTCCATCCTTCTGCCTTCACAGAAAGGATTCTCAGCATATCGGTAGGCAATACCATATTACCCACGTAACAACCATTGCTATCCGTCCATGTCACTTCATTCGTACACGCAGTACCTTCCACCATATCCTCAGGAGCATCCGAAAGAATGATTCTTGCTGCATCTACGATTTTACTCTCAATAAGTTCTGCTTGCGAGAGTGTATCAGAATCGCTAGGAGCCAGCAAGCCAGCAGACTCTTGGTTTCTATCCAAGAGCACCTTCACCTCTTTCACTAAATCAGATACAGCATATTCTACCATTACTCTAAACCTTCTAGTTCAACATCCTTTTCTTTAGCAATCGCCAAGATGTCTTCCTTGGTCTTCATCTTGGAACGACTCACACCGAAGGTCTCAGCCAGATAATCCTTGGCATCCTCAAAGTCTGTAACGCTGTGGGTCTTCTTCTCGTCAGCCACCTTCTTCTTGGTCTTGGCAGCAGCCTTCTTCTTTACCTCAGCAGCTTCCTTCTTCTCGTCAATACTCTCCACCAAGAAGAACTTGTCGTTGAACCAATAATGAGACTCGATAGCCTTCTGTACCTTTGGGTCTCTTGTCATATAGATGCTACTTCCCATAGTCTTACCCTCAAAAACAATGCGCATTCGCTCGTTACCTACCATAACGCTGAAAGCCAAATCCGAACCAGCTTGATATTTATTAAACATGATTATACCTTATTATATATGTGTTACTAAAAAAGGGATGGGGCTAGTGCCCACACCCCTCACTATTTAATGAATAATTTGCAATTCTGCTTGCTGTTAGGCAGTAGCCTTGGTTTCCTCTGTATCAGAAGTGTCCTCTGTAGCAGGAACCGCAGCAAGACGCATACGAGCATGTGCCTTAGGGTACTTCAAGTACAGACAAGCTACCTCCTGAATAACTACTGCATCGGTGTTACGGATGCCAGCCTTCTTCAAGTCAAGTACGTTTCGAGTCCAAGACAAGTGTACTCGCTTAACCAAGAACTCAGGGTCAAGAGCAAAGCCGCAGTCACTCATATCAAAGAGGTCAAACAACTCAGAGTGAATCATCAGTACCTCACCGAAGTCGGTCTCCCAACTCTTGAACTTCAAATTCCAAACCTCAACGGTGTCCTTCAAACGGAACTTATCAGACTTAATCTTACTGAACGCACTCACGAAGGCAGAACCAGCAATAATTACCTTGCGCTTGTTGCCGATACCAGTACCCACAAACAAGTCCTTTGAAATATCAACCAACTCCAAATCAGTAATCACTCGCTCATTCTTGTTGTAACCCTTCGAAACCTCGTCAGCAGTAGCAATATGACCTACCTCAATATCCTTACCTGCCATCCACCAGATGCCCTTTGTGAACCACTGAGCCGAGTTATTCTTGGTAGTGTGCTTGATGCAAGCCATATCACCGAAGAGATAAGTACCCTCCATTGCAAGACGCATATCATAGATGCTATCCTCCTCAATGTCAGAGAAATCCCAATCCACTCGCTTAGCAGCAATCTTATTGAAGGTACTTTCCTCAACCTGAATCATAAAGTTCTGGCAGTACTGAATATCAGAATCAGGAAGATTATTGAAACGACCCGTCTGTACATCCAACTCACCGCAACTCTTCGCCATACGGATAAGTTTCTGACCCTTCTTCAAGGCTGGAATACCGATGGCCTGCTTCTTTACCAGATTACCATTTACGGCAAACACGATTGGGAAACCCTCTGTGTCCTTACCGCAGACACAAAGTTCCAAGTCAGGAGTAGGCTCATCGGTAAGGTCTGCATAAGCCTTACCTTCATAATTGGTAATCGCCTTAACACCTACCACTCGGATGGTATCATCCAACGTAAACATTTCAGGGTCTTCAACCTTCAATACCATAGATGTACCAGTACTCTCCACGGTTGCTTCCTTCACGGTAGTCTTGATAGGACGTGTACCGATACTCCAATACTCAACTACAAATGAGTCGGCAGACTTGGTTGTCGCATAGCGTGAAATCTGGTCAACTGGAGTAGCCGTCGGGCGAATCTTGGTAATCTTGTCATTGATGTCGTTCTCATAGAACTCCGTACCATTCTCATTATAAGTCTCACGACCCTTGCCCTCTGTAGCAATACCATCATCCTGACGAGCAGCACCACCATTGCCAGCATCATCGGCAGCAGTAGCACCACCAGCCTCAGCAGCATGACCACTCTCGGTAGTACCGCCATCAGGCAGAGCCGCCTCAGCCATGATAACATTACCATTCACTCCAAAAATAACTGCCATAACCATCAAAAAGATGGAAAACAGCCGATTAAATCTACTTTTCTTCATTGTTATCCTAAATATTAATTAAACATTATATATTATCTTTCTACCTTATCGCATGCGTGTTCTCTTTTCGTTGCCACGCTCCCAGATATTACCCCTTCGTGATGCTCTGCTAAGCGCACCAAGGTTTGGCTGGTTATCTGTCTGCTTGGTCTCTGCATTGGCAGAATCAAGGTCAGCAGTACCATCGCCCTTCTTTCTCAGTTCAAGATTCTTGACGTGCTTGCTGTTCTTGCCACGAACCTCACCTTCATGGGCTGCATCAGCCACATCAGTATCATGGTTCTTTGCCTTGATGAAAGCAGTAATCATTTCCTCAGTAAACTTGCCAGTCACCACATTGCGCATTGTCTGAAAGCACTGGTCGATGGCATCGTTCACAGCTTCCTCGCCATACTTCTCTTCCAACTTGTCGAACACCTCATAACTGGAAGGCATGTTCTTGTCATACTCCTCCTGCAATTTCTTGCCGTTGGCAGCATTCTGCAAGAACTCCGACTGAGCCGATGCAATCTCATCCGCATTGTCAGGGTCAGAATAGTAGTCAATGGCATCCTCACCATGTGTACGAATCAACTCAGCGTAAGGACTCTTGCCAGCCTTCATAGCTTGTAGGAAGGTAGCCGCCTCAGGGTCACTACCCAGCCAATCGCCCATCGCCTTTTCGTTATCCTTGTAACCCTGCAAAGCCTTCTGGTCAGCATCATAATCATCATTGATGGCTCCATACATAGCTTCATCATCCGCATACTCCGTATCAGGATGGCGGGTCTTCAAACGCTCCAAAGCCAAGTCTCTCTTGGTCTTGGTATCTTGCTGTTTTGCAGCACCAGCATTCTGCTCAATATTTGTATTTCCGTCCATATATATATGTGTATATTTATAAATCAATGCCCAAAATTAATGCTTTTTTCCGATTTTCTTCTTTTATCCGTTAATTTAGTCTAATCGGATGCGACTAATTCAATACTTTTTTGTATATTTGCAGTGTCAGATATGAAATATAAGGATTCACGATGCTATTTTATAGAGGAACGTGATGCTGATTTATTGAGGGCTTACAAAGAAATTATTAATGTAAGAGACAATATCAGACTCTCAGAGATTGAGGAAAAGCTAGCCCAATCTCCGAGCAGAAGATTTTGGGTTTCAGAAGACCGTGCTTATATAGTCATATTAGACTTACTGAAAGGAAAACCTCTTGATAACATGATTCCTACACGAAAGGAAATGTATCAGGAGATTTTCAGACGATTCCAGATTCATAAGAGTAATGAGCCATATCTCAGTAATATGGATATTATCAAACGTGTATGTGCTGAAAAAGCACCCAGTTTCTATTTGACTCCTCAAAGCATACACGTAATTCTTAGCAGGGTGAGAAAGGAGGAGAAGCAAAGATGCTACGAGAGACGAAAGAGAAGATTGCGCTTTATGCTGGGTACATTATAATAATGTGTATCACTTTTCTTGGATATGATGGCATGGGTCTCTTTGACGATTGTTCTATTCAGAACCGACTAAGTTACCCTTTCTGTCATCAGAACATCTTTCATGCAGCCATCAACCTTTATGTTTTCCATCAATGCTACCGAGCCATCCCTTGTGGCATCGGTCACTTGGTGGCATTCTATCTTATAGCCATCAGCTATCCCTTCACCTCATCCCTACCAATCATCGGCCTCAGCGGCTTTATCTATGCTTACATGGGCTTTATCGCCCCATACGTGGAGAATAAGGTAAGATACAATCTCACCATTCTCCTATATATCTGTGTTGGAATCTTCTTCCCTTGCATGGCAGTTGGAGTCCACATCTATTGCTATGTACTTGGTCTGTTGTGGGGTTATCTAAATGCACCGCTATGCCAAGACAAGTAACCGCCAAACTGACTGATGCCGTAGACAAACATGTACTGAGCATCCTGAATGAGAACGAGAAACGCATCAAGGAAATCAACACGCCATTCAATCCTATCAAGGGTGAAGGTTGTGGAGACAAGCGATTCCTGCTCTTCCTTCCTGATTTCCCGATTCAGAGACAGCAGCTTCCAGTTTCCATGAAGAAGATTCCGCTCGTCAAGATGCTCATCGAGTTTGGTAGCTGCAAGGCTGTAATCGAGGAACTGCACAAGGATATAGACGAACCATACGACCTAGAAGAAGAGATTGAGCAACTGGTGGAGCAGTTTACTCGCATCAGAATGAAACACGACCCTTTCTTCTTCTTTGCCACGTTCATCTATATCAAACCGAAAGGTGGAGGTCTCCCCTTCCGCTTTGTGCTCAGAAGACCGCAGCGCAGACTGCTCAGGTGGCTGGAGGAGCGAAGAAAGAAGAATCGCCCTATCCGTCTCATCCTGCTGAAAGCCCGACAATGGGGAGGTTCTACGGTTATTCAGATGTACTTTCTCTGGCTGCAACTCATGTGGCAGAAGGGTCTCAACTCGCTCATCGTGGCTCAGGTTAAGGACACAGCAGAGACCATTCGAGGTATGTTCAAGGAAGCTCTGAAAAACTTCCCTACCAAGTTCCTCTACGAAATGGGAGAAGCGTTCTCTGAGAACGAACCGAAGTTTGTTGGAGTGGGAACATCAGGTAATGTAAAGAAGGTTCCTCAGCGATTCTGCAAGATTAAGGTGGGTTCCATGGAACGACCACTATCAGCAAATGGTGAAGACTACAACTTGGTACACCTTTCCGAGGTTGGTTTGTGGAAAAAGACGGATGGTAAATCTCCTGAGGAGGTAGTACAGAATGCTACCAATGGTATCTTGTATCGACCATACACGATGATTGCCTATGAATCCACCGCCAATGGTACTGGCAACTTCTTCCACAAGGAATGGCTTGCCGCCAAAAAGGGACAATCTCAGTTTGAGCCGTTCTTCGTTCCTTGGTACGAGATATACGATATGTATCATCTTGAATTTGAAAGCAAGAAACAGAAGGTAGAGTTTGCCAAATGGCTATACGAGAACCGCAATAATACCAACACGATGTCCGACCGAGAAGAGCCATGTACCTATCTTTGGAAGTTATGGACACTGGGTGCTCCACTCGAAGCCATCAACTGGTATATTGCCGAGCGCAAAAAGTTCACCGACCATGCCGATATGGCTGCTGGCTACCCTACCGATGATATTGAAGCATTCAAGCATTCAGGAGCCAAGGTCTTTGCCGAAGACAAGGTTGACAAATTCCGCAAAGGATGCCGAGCACCTAAGTTCATCGGTGATGTTTATGGTGATGGCTACAAAGGTAAGAAGTGTATGCAGAATGTCCGATTCTGTGAAGACAAGCAGGGGCAGTTGTGGATATGGAGCAAACCTGAGACCTTTGATGATTGCAAGGTAATCAACCGCTATCTGGTCGTAGTGGATATTGGTGGACGTAGCAAGAATGCCGACTGGTCTGTTATCTGTGTCTTCGACCGCTATTGGATGATGGAAGGTGGCAAACCGTATGTGGTAGCCCAATGGTATGGGCATATTGATATGGACTTGCTGGCATGGAAGGCGGCTCAGATAGCCAAATTCTACAACGATGCTCTGTTGGTAATTGAATCCAACACATTGGAGACGAAAGACAAGGAGCACATCTTGGAAGGTGGTGACCAGTCTGAGTTCATTCTGAATCAAATCAAGGACGTATACGACAATCTCTATGCACGCAAGCAGAGTGAATCAGACATCAAGAATAAGGTTCCAGTGAAGTACGGATTCCATACCAATGTAGCAACCAAGCCGATGGTTATCTCAGTATTGGTTCAGGCTATCCGTGAACAACTCTATGTAGAGCGAGACGATAGATGCTTAGATGAATATCTCACCTACGAGAAGAACGGAACCGTATACGAGGCAGCAGACGGAAAGCACGATGATTTGCTCATGACCAGAGCCATCGGACTCCACATCTGTTTCAATGAAATGGAAATGCCTAAGATGATTCAGATTCAGGCAAGAGTAATGAGAAGAAAGGTTTCTGTTTCGGCAGCAACCATCATATAGTTTCACGAATAAATAATTACGATTATGAAAGTAACAAAGATTATCAAGCGCATCAAGTGCGAAATCATGTACCGCCAAGCTACGGCTAAGGCAGACTACGCATCCAAGAAGAACAATGGTGAAATCTTCTACGTCCTTCCTACGCAGAAGGGCAACCTCATGATTATGAATCGCTCACTCTTCGAGGCATTCAAGAAGACAAAACTGGTAGACAACGACATGAAGGTCAGAGACCTCTTCAAGGATTGTGTCTATCATACCAACTGCAAGAGCAAGAAAGGCAAGCTAAGCCGCAAGCGCAAATTTCTCAGATGGAAGGGCTTAATCTAAAATTTTTCTGCCCTAAATAAACGGATAAAAGGTAGGTAGAAAAATTTCTGCCTATCTTTGCCTATTATTAATAATGTATACGTATATGGATATTTATAAGATTGTTAAAGGCAACAGCTTCGACCTTTTCATCAAGCTTCAGAAAGCCTACATCAGCAAGAATAAGCAGATGTTGGAAGATATTGACGTAGCTGCCATCAGTAATCTAGAAGTACACCTTACTGATGCCTTTGGAGAATGTGTAGCAAAAATGCCTTTTGTTCAGAGCGGAACAATTAATAGTGAAGTGGAACCGAGTGATATTTGTGTCAAGTTCCCACCATTCCTAGAGGAAGGACTATATGGCATTACCATTCGTGGCAAGTACAACGGAAACGACATCTGTAGCATCGAGCACCGCCTTTTCCGTATCGTGGAGCGAAATGGCAAGTCTCATATTCCTCTCGGTATCGTAGAGGGCGAAATGGGAGGTATGTACAATGCGAAGTACTGGATAGAACTGAACACAAAAGAAGATGTCATTTTCTCTTACTATGGTGCTTTATCTACCACAGACCCTAACAAGGTTAATGTCGAATACTTACAACAATTCTCAGGTGTTCTCTCTGGACAGACAATTACCATCAGTACAACCGAAAATGAAGACATCATCTGGGTAGTATCATCTGTTCCTCTCACGTTCCTTCAAGGTGGTTTGCCATTGGGAATGCAGCAGAGTAAGATAGGAGAACTATACTATTATCATTCCGATGAATTGATTTCAGGCGATTCCACAATAACGATTATATAACATAAAATAATATAAACATGTCAGAACAAAGATATAACGGAACAATCGTTTCAGGTCGAAAAGATGGTAAGTTGGTTAATTCCGACAACATCTTCGACAAGGAAAGAGGAAAGATGCAGTCAGACATCAATAAAGAAATGAAGACTCGCACCGACAATTCCTTTGATTCCTTAAAACAAACCAAGCAAAGTGCAGAGGATGGTGGCGAAAATGTTATCACTCTAACCCGTCATGATGGTACGTCTGAGCAAGTTAAGTTCTACAATGGTAGCAAAGGTGATAAAGGAGACAAAGGTGATAAGGGTGATAAGGGTGACAAAGGTGAAGTTGGTATGCAGGGAAACAGCGGTGTAGCCGATGCGAGCAACAAGACCCTAGTCAATGATGCTATTACTGGTGGCGAAACCGACTTTCTCTCAGCCGAAGTAGGCAAGCTAGGCATCCTAACATACGACTGCTCAAAAGGTGGAACCGTAACCCACGCTACTCTCCAAGATGCCATCAACTCTGTTCCTACCACATTTCAGAAGGTAGGTCTCACCATCACCTACAAATCAGGTGATACCATCTACCGCTATACTTTAAAGGCAAATGCATGGTCAGCAGACCCAGCAAACTGGTTTTCTGTAGAAGACAAACTCAGTGGCTTATCGGATAAGGTTTCCATAAAGGATGAGAAAGGCAATGTTCAAGATACTCCATTCATGGTAATCAACAACACAGAGTATCTAGCTATTGAAACTGATGCAGAAGATAAGGTACTTGCTGCCACTTATTCCGATGGCAGTCACTATGCACATAACATGAAGTCAGAAACTATTGATGCTTTGGAGAATCAAAAGGTTGATAAAGAAGCAGGAAAGTCTTTGATTGATACAGATGTTGCTGATGCTCAAAACACAATCAACAACACAGAGTATCTAGCTATTGAAACTGATGCAGAAGATAAGGTACTTGCTGCCACTTATTCCGATGGCAGTCACTATGCACATAACATGAAGTCAGAAACTATTGATGCTTTGGAGAATATGGTTTCAAAGATTAACGATGATACAAAATCATTAAATGATAATGTTCAGAATATTATTCAGAAAATAGAAACTATTTCTCGCGAAGATGTGTATAGTAGAAATGCTAATAATATACCTCTATTGCAAAGTGCTTGTAGATACAATAATGGAAAGAAAGATTTTCTTATGTGTATAATAGCTGATTCACATTCTGAAGAACAAGCCGTTCAAAATGCTGTAGCTTTAACAAATAAGATTGATGTCATTGATGCAATTATACATTGCGGAGATATTACAGCCAGTCATTTTGATAAAACACAGATTCTCAATTTCTATAATGATTATAAGCATTGCGAAAAACCATGGCTAGTTGTCATAGGTAATCACGATGTTGGTAACACTATGTATCTTCAATATAGTGCAACTCATGAGGAGATATTTCAATATTATATTAAGCCTATGATAGATGGAGGTATTCTTAATAATGGTGAATACCAAGAAGGAAAGCCGTACTATTTCCATGATTTTACTGATAGAAAAATTAGAGTAATAGTTCCTTATGAATATGACAATCCTCTGGATGTGGCAGATAATGAATATTGGAATAGCATTGATTACGATGGTTCTTTGCCTCAATTAGTGACAGGCAAAACTTATAGTGTGGGAGATAAGGTTAATTCTGGCGGTTACAAAGATAATTCATTTATATGCAAAAAAGAGGTAGTAACAATCAACAGCCAGTACGACAATAATTATACTATCCCATACTACAAATCAGGTAGAGCTGCAAGAGTTATAAGTAAGGAACAAGCAGAGTGGTTAGTTAACACCCTGAAATCGACACCTGATGAATATGGTGTAATTATTGCAACGCACAATCCTGCAATGTTAAACAGCACCAACCAAATCAATTCAAAATTTGCTGTAGATACTGCATATAAAGGTGTTACCCAAGGTCAATATGCAATGGAGACAGATTTAATATCTGAAATCGTAAATGCCTTTATTAAAAAGATACAACTATCTTTAAAGGTTGTTATGAAAAGTGCAAATTGGTATAAGGCAGACGCAAGTTACATGAATATTCTTGGTGATATAGGAGAAAAATATGCTTATCGAATAGAAGCTGATTTTTCAAATATCCAAAATTGTTATTTTGCATGTTATGTTGGAGGACATTCCCACAAAGATTTAGTATTTAAGCATGACACGTATGAATCACAATATGGAATAAATCCTGTATGTGCTTCAACTGATAGCGGAAACAGAGGACAAGCAGATATTGTAAACATAAACGTTGATTCGCTGAGCTATGATGCGCTAACTTGTATTTCTGTGTCAAAAGGTAGGATTGCCTTGTCAAGGCTTGGAAATCAACTATCTGTCAATGGTAAACATAGAGATATTGAAATTATTAATATTTAAAATTATTATATTATGAATAAATGTTTTAAAACAAAGTATAATGGGGTGGTAAATAACCCCTCTATCTGTAAGCTAGGAGAATTAAGATTGCCTTGTGTAGGTAAACTTAACTCCCCTGCAACTATTAATGGAGACTGGAATAGTGTTGTCTATTTCCAAAAAGAGAATTTTGTTGCAGAGATAATTAGCTCAGACAATGTTACATTCACAGATGGTACTACTACATTAGAAGGTTCTACAGAAAGGATAGTGTCAAAAGATATTCTGAGTAACAAAAAATTCGTTCTCAGTTTATATCCAAAGTACGGAATAAAAACACTAAACTTTACTACGGATGCAAAATCAAATATAGCAATAGAGTCAGAATTCAATTTTGGTAAGTTGGGTGCTCTTCCTAACTTAGTCTATTTATATATAGGAAATGGTTATAACGGAAACATTGATTATGTTTTGAAGAATGCTAAAAAACTTACTAGCTTGAATATTACTGGTGAGGTTGAATTTTCTATTTCTTCTATTTCGACTGTTTTAGTTTCATTACAATTACTAAATGCTGGTAGAGCAAAAGGTACAATAGCAGAAGTTGCTAAAATTGTCAATATGAAAGATTGGGGACAGACCATAAACCAATCTTCAATAGAAGGTGATTTGGCAGACGTACCTGCTAATGTTTTTTACATCAATTTACCAAATAAGGGTGTAACTTGGACAAAAGGGAAAAGAAATTCTGGAAGTATTCTAGGCATAAACGTAGAACAAAGTACTAGGCAACATTTTGTTTCACACGAAGATGTGGACAATATGTTTGTTGACCAATCAACTTGTACATTAGATACAAATCCTGGCAATGATACACATAATGGTGCTATTTTAAAAATTAAGGTAAACTGCCCAAATAATTATACTCCATCAAGTGAAGCCCAAGCTGCGATAAGAACTCTTTATGGTAAAGGATTAACAAGTATCATTGTAAATGGTAAAGAAATGGATGCATATAAGTAATTGAACACAAAGACGCTGAGTTTACAATAAAAGATAAAGGGTGAGTCAAAGGATTCACCCTTTTCGCAGTAAGCCTGCACCAATCCACCAAGCAAATATCATGCCTCCTCCCTATACATATTAACAATACATCTTGAAGAACTTCTCGCACAAACTACCCATCATATAGCATGGCTCCTCGCCCATCATATCTATTCCATCCTGCTCACAGATATGCGCTACAACATGAAGAAGCTCATGACCTATTGTATTGATGATACTGCCATCAGATTCACACTCCCCAATAGCAAGCACACTCCTTCTTTCAGCTAGGTTGGAATAGGTAAGACCTCTGTCTGAACTTTGCTTAATCAAATGTTCGTAGGCTTCCGTTAAAGGATTTCCGTTGCAGCCAATATCCGAAAGAGCATGGCATATCTCATCGGCATCAGGTGGCTGATAACCTATGAAACATACTATGCTCCAATCGTACTTCGGGAGTTCAATCACTCTTCTCATCATAACACATCTTCCCAAGGGATAGGCACACCATTGTGGCAGCAGTCGGCATAAAATCTGTTGAAGATGAAACCATCCTTCTGGTCGGCATCATCCACCATATCCTTGATAAACTGGGCTAGCTGCTCCTCATCCTTGATGGAAGACTTGTAGAAGTCTGCCCTCGCCATATTCGCCACATATACATGGTCGTAGCCTACCTTATTCTTCACCTCGATTCCCTGACCAAGCAGCAAGGCATCCACCTTCTCCTTATCCCAAAACGAGACACTTACATCACGCTTGGAGGAAGGGTCATACTTGTACATCTGCTTAACTGCCCACTCACACATTTTTTTACTGAAATGATAGCCATTGTATCTGAGATAAGAAACCATTCCCTCAGGTTTGAGGTCATACATATCCAATGGCATTCTGCATTTTCCCATATTGCTGAATATTAAAGGGAGTCTGGTCACGACATAAATGTCGGTACCAAAACTCCCAAGTTAAACACTAGCGACCGCCACCATTGTAGCCGCCACCACCTCTTTCACCATAGCGGTTCGGGTAGTTCCAATCATCGTTCACGTTGTTGAATCTACGTCTGTTCTCACGCTCTTCACGTTCCTCACGCTCTCTTCTCCAATCGTCACGATAATCAGGCATACGCTCACCAATGCGCTCCTGCTTCATCTTTTTCAGACAAGACATAGCCTTGCTGCCAAAACCAAGCATGGACTCGATGTTGTCATACAAATCATCGAACTTATCTTCTGTAATCTCAATCATTACCATAATCATAAGATATTAAAGTGAATAGGCAGGAGATTACTTGCTCATGGTCTGCTGGAGCCATCCCATCATCTTGTCAATCTTGCCCTCAATGCCTGAAACCTTACCTTCCAGTTTATTGATTTTCTCGGTCTGTTCCTTCTCCTTGGCTATCTGGGGGTTGAGTTGCTGTAGCATTCCCTCACAAGAATCAACGACCCTCTTGTGGTAATCTACGCTCTCCAATATTGCCTTGGATTGTCTCAGCATGGCATCCACCTCTGCACTCATGGCATCCTTGTTGTCGCTAACCACAAGATTCTTGTCGTTGGCAATCTGTCCGTTTGCTGGCAGTTGCTTGAAATCCACCTCCTCATCGTCCAGCTTCACCTTCACGTCCACTACGGTCTCCATAGGTTGTGGTGTAAAGCCGTTGTTGAAGGCAGGGTATTTCGTCTGAGGATTGCTTACTGAAACCACCTGACCGATTCGCAAGTTCGGGTTCTCGCCCTTGTCTAGGACATAGAATAAAGAATTAGTTCTTAAACCTTGAAACATAATATAATCTCCTATTATCTATTCTTGTTAAACAATACCCGACATCATCTGAAGGGTGTTAGTATCTCTCTCAAACCAAAACTGATAAACACCAGTTCCCTGCACGTCTGCAACCGTCAATGGTTCGCCATTGTACTTGGTCACAGCCTGAGTACTTCCGTTGGTCTCGAAAAGGATAGGCAGCGTACCAGTCGTTCCGGTCGGAATCGCCTGCATCAGGTTCACGAAAATCGTTCCCCGATAGTTGGCATTCACGAAAGCGTGGTTTTTGAAGGTGAACACCACATCGGTAGTATTCACCTTTACGCCAGTAGAAGCGATAGCTGCCGAACCATTACGATTCACCCATGTATAAGGTCTTAACCAAAACATAGCAGCCTCCTTTCCTTATTAACCCCAGAATCCTGCATTGTTTGCAGCATTCAAACCATACAAACCTGTTTGCCAAGCAACACAATTTGGAACAGCAGTAAATGGGCTGTAAGGAGTTGTTACGGTCTCAGGCAACTTACACTTGATACCAGCCACCTCGTTCTGCAAGACAGCCAATACCTGATTGATAGGAGCCACAGCCTGACCCACAATCTGAGAGGTCATAGCAGAAGACTTGAAGGTGCTATTCTCTTCACGAAGAGCATCAATCTTGTTCTGCATTTCCCTGAACTCAGCTTGCTTTTGTCCGTCAACGATGGTCTGAGTGCTTTCCTTGATGGCATTTTTTAACTCACAAGACTGGTCTTTGGTAGCATAGGCAAGGGAAGAAGCCGCACGCTCCTGACCTACTGCTACGTTATTAATTGCATTCTGCAAGGTTCCAGTCTGCTGGCAGATAGCCAAGCGGTTCTCGCAGCAGCAGTTTGCAATCTGCTGAGCAATCTGCATATTACCCTGCTGCAAGGCATTGATAGTCTGCATACCGCTCATACCAACCTGATTACCTACACTCTGAACCTGAGAGGTCAAGGCAGAAATGGCACTCTGAATCTGACCTTCGGTGCAGTTCAACTGAGTAGCCAAATTGCTGAGTGCATTGCGGTTGCCACCGATGGCATCCATAAGGAGACCACGACCATAGTCATTGTTTATCTCGTTTGCGAGACCACCACGACCATTATTGCCGAAACCTCCCCAGCCGTTACCTCCCCAACCCATGAGGAAGAAAAGGAAGATTACCCACATGAACCATCCACCTTCGCCACCGAAACCATTGTTTCCCTTCATGGCAAGGAGGACATTAGGGTCAACACCCTGCTTCTGAAGCAGAGGTGCAAGAAGACCGAGCATCCCATTGTTAGATGTTGAGCCTTCATTTCCGAATACATACGTTTTACTTTCCATATTATCCTGAATCTTTTGTTAAACATTAATTGATTAATACTACGTAACGTTACGAGTACAAAGATACGAATAATATGAATAGAGATTGATAAACTCGTAAAAGATTGTATAAGTGTGTGATAAGCAAAGATTTATGGTTACGGAAAAGGTCATAAATATACAGGAGGGGCGATTGGGTCTCTCCTATATATAATAAGGTGTTGCTGTTTCTAGAGGTTTATGCCGTACTTTCGTGATAGCTTGCGGAAGAAAGCCTTCTTGTTGGCAAAGTATCGGATAAGCGACTTATTCCACTTCTTTTCATGCCCGAACTGGTCATGGATGCCTTCGGGTATCTTGCCATCGTGAACATACTTTTCAAAGGAAGAGATAGACTTTCCCATTTCGTGAGCGCACCAGCCCTTGTTGGCTTGCGTATCATTCATCATGGCAGTAAGAAGTGCCACAAGTTCCATATCTCCTTCCGACAGACCGCAAGGGATAGGCTTACCCTCTTCTTGGGCAACTGCTGATTCATGTGCCTTATCTGCGAGAGCACGAAGTCCAGCTTCGATGATGCTGTAATTTACTAATTGCGACATAAGCGTATAAAATTAAAATGAGTGTAATCAGGAACATATCACAATAGTACATATTGTTTGTGATAACGATAGAGCCGAACATGATGTGTATTACGTTGACTCCTGCTGAATATAAGAGCGGTATTCTCCACTCCACGCACAATCTGTGCAGTACCTGACCTTTCCAAAGAGAAATCGGGTAAAGAATGTAAGTGATGAAGTAGAAGTACCAGACTGGTTCCTCATTCTTTTCGTACCATAGTGTAATCTCCATTTTATTGTCGTAGAACTGAGATATACCATACCATCTGAAAAGCATGACCAATATAGGCGCATACTTGAAATAAAGCAAGTCCGTCTTAATCTTGCTGCGTTCGGGGAGAAGTTTTGTAATCTCTCCAATTAACTTCTTGACTCGTAGGTCTTCGTCTTCTTCTTTTCTCATAAGCCATTGTTTTTTTAAGTTTATATGATTGAAATTCTTTTGCTGATTTAATCAAAAATTCTTAGAGGTAGCAAATATAATAAGAAACTAGGGAATAGCTATATTTATGCACAACTTTAATAGTTAAACTTTACAAATACTTACAGATTGATAGATTTACACAAGAAATAGAGGTAAAAAGTTTCAGATTAAAAGCAATTATCCCCCGAAAGCCTAGCACTTTCAGGGGATAGTCATATATGTATTACTTCTCAGCCTTCGCCTTCTGGTTAGCCACAACTACCTTGTTAGCCTTCTCCAGCACGGCAAGAATCTTCTTTCTCAGTTCACGAATCTGTTTCATATCCTCAGCGTTGTAGGCATCCTTGCCATCATCCAAGAAACCTTTCTTCAACTCGGAAATCTCCTGCTTATCAAGTGAAATCTCGTCAATGGCATCAATGGCAGCCTTGTTGGTGTTGTAGTAGCCATCGCTCTGACTAGGAGCCGTATCAACCAAGAGGTCATAGGAAGTCTTGAATCCGTTCAACTTAGTGTAGAGTTGTTTCAGCTTCAAGTCCTCGAAATCATCCTTCGGAGTAGCATGAGCCTTGTATATATCCTCGGCATTCAACTTGTGATGTCTATACTCCTCCCCACTCTCCTCAGCACGTTCCTTCTTCTTGTCTTCCTCATACTTCTTCACCTTAACATCATCCTGCTTGTACTGCTTATACTCCTCAGAGCCGTAGAACCGTTCCAGCATAGAGTAATCGCCATCCAACTTAGCTTGTTTCTTCAACTTGCTCAGGGTATTGGCTGCACGGTCGTGGTTCTCCTTCATATCCCAGAACTCATCACCTTGTTTCTTAGTAACCGGTCTATCATCAGGATTGCTGACGAACTTGCTTACCAATGGAATATCAGCAACCTTAATTTCCTTCGGGTCGTTGAGTGACTTGGTAAGAACACCGAGCACCTGACTGCCCATGGTGTAAGCACCACCGAGATAAGAAGACAATACATGGTCAACCACAGCAGGGTTATTCAGATTGTATCTTGGGTCACCGAAAGCATCAATGCTGTTCTGCTGCACATCAGGATAGTCGTTTCCGATTGAGTTAACCATCTTGGATGCACGTACCAGCCAATCAGGAGTACCCACGTATGCCTTGGTAAAGTTAGGGTCATACTTATTGTACTCTGTCTCCTTGAATAATGGCTTGCCAGTAAAGTCTACATTGAAAGCCAACTCAAAGACTGGGCGAATAGCATTCGGCATCAGACTGACAGCAATATTGCCGTCATAGCCAGTAGGGTCAAGCGGAAGCATATCCACTACCTGACCGAGCAAGTCTTCTGCATACTGACTCCAACTCTCCTCAGCCAACTCGCCACCCATCATCTTTGATGCAATCATATCGCCTACTCCATAGAAGGCACGGAACTCCTGAGCAAGCGGAATCTTCACATACTCATGAGTAAACGGAACCCACATAATCAGGTTGTTTCTTCTATCCCACTTGGTGAACTGCCAGTACTTATCCTTATCATCATCACCGCCCAACAGATTCATCAGGGCAGCGTTAACGATAGGAACCAGCACACCACTCACCAACCATGATGCAGTAACAGCCGTAAACTTGAAAGGATGATGCTTGGCAAGCGCACCCAAGGTCTGCAAACTCTGTACCGCTGGGTTGATGAAGAGATAGAGGTTTCTAACCATCTGCCAGCCATATTCGCCAGTACCCTTGCGGTTGAAGTTCAGGGTCACGTCCTTGGCATCATTCACAGCCTCATCAATGGAACGTCCATACTGAATAGAGGTCATGTAAACTGCAAATCGGTTACTATCCTCGATTGCTCTGTTCAGGAACTCAATGCCATCCATGATGGTGTGCCCTACCTTTACTGGGTTCGTCTTCCATCTATCCAAATCCTTCAAATCATTCTTGAATTTCTTCTTCAAGTCTTCCACATCAAGCGAAGAGACAAAGCCAGTCTCACCACCATTCATCATGAAGTCATAGAACATCTGTTCCTTTGGAGTAGCGTTTCCGTTGTTTACCTTATCTCTCAACTTGCCGTTCTGATAGTCTCTCAGCATGAATCCGAGATTCCAAGAGGTAGCCAGATTCTTTCTGAGCAGATAGTTGTATTTTGCATCCTCACGGATAGCGGTAGATGCCAACGTCATGGTCAGGTCTCGGAAGTAGTTGGAAGGGATGAAGAGAGGTGAAAGACTGGTATAGGCAGCAGCCATCTTTCTGCCCAACCAAGCAGCAGCCCTATCAAGTTTGCCGCTCTGAATCTCTCTTACTCGGTGTGCTCTAGTATTGTTCATAGCCTGAGCCAACTGAGGGTCACCATTCACATAGATAACGTACTCCTCGCCATCCTTCATCACTCGCACCTCATGTTCTCTCTCCTCACTGTTAGTCTGAGGATAGGCTATATTCAGCCCGTCTCTCTTCTTAGTAGCATCGCCAGTCTGAGCCATCTGCTCCATCTTCTTCTCAAAAGCATCAATAGCAGCCTTCACCTGATTGCTATCCATCTGAGAAGTAATCTGAGGTGTAGCAGGAATCCACTCTTCGTTGCCATTATCATCCACACTCTTCACATACCAAGCCTTGCTCAGGGTCAGCAGGGAAGTTGGATGATTCTGAGCCAAGAGCATCAGGTGTTGTTTCACCCAGTTCTTGTTGTTGAGCAGGATTCCACTCTCTGCCATGTTCTCGATGTATGCGATAGGGTCATCAGCGATAGAGGTTCGTCCATGTGCCTTCTTCAAGGTCTGATTGAAAGCACCCTTGCCGCCACCGATATAGTCCCATACTTGGTCGGCAGTAGTGCCATCCCAGCCACGGAGAGGAATATAATGGCTATACATATCACGCACATACTGATAAGTATCTTTGCTCATCATGCCAGCCTTATAGCCATCACGGAGAATCTTCTTGGTAGCCGCATTCGTTGCATCCCAGAGGTCGTGGGTCTCAGCTACATACTTACTCTCAATATCCTTTACCAGTTTGTGGGCAGCTTCCTCAAAGTCTGAGCCGTCAAAGAGAGCAGACAAACCTGAGTAATCGTAGGCAATACCATTCTTGTCGTAGCGATAGTCCATATAAGATGGAGAATATTTCACCCTTAGAGCATTGTCTCTCTGTCTCCAAGTAGTGAAGTCTACTCTGCCAAACTCTAGGTCGCTATCATTAATGATACGGTTCATATCGCCCTTGTAAGCCTTGTATGCTGCACTTCTCTGAGCCACGTCCTCATAGTCAGCTTCCAGAGACTTCTTGAAAGCCATCTGAGCATCACGCTCCAAGCCATGCTTAGCCATCATGTAGATACGAACATTATCATAGCTATCGCCCAGTACCTTCTTCATCTGATGATAAGCCTTTCTAAGTGGCTGCAAGAACTCATTGTTGTACTCCTCAAACTCGTTCTTTCCCTTGCCATGACTGCGGTTCTCGGCAGTATAGGCATCCTCAGCCATATTCAGGCGGTCAACACCCACTTCCTTCATGATAGCTTCCTGAGCCTTGCGGATAGCCAGCATACTATCTTGGAAGGCGATACGTTTGAGAACAGAGCCACGCTGCAACTCTCGGTTGAACTCTCCAAGGGCAGTATCATCACTCAGAAGATGCTGCTCGTAGGTTGGAGCAGTCTTCCACAGAGCCATCTGTTTGCGGTACTCGTCCACTCTCCTCAGGAAGTCAACGGCACTCTCACCAGCGTTACGTTGTGGGATGGTTGGTCGCTGGGCATCTTTAGGCAGATTATTATCCTTCTTCCACTGGTTCAGGTCATGCTCAAACTGGTCATAGCGCAAGGAGAATCGGGTATTCCCCACGATATTGGCATTGTTCTCATCGAATATCACGTAGTTGTAATCGCCTTCCTTAGCACCGCCATGAATAAGACCAGCAGGGTACTTGATTCCGACAAAGCCTATTTCGCTCAAAGCCCTTGATGCTAATTTTGCACCACGCAAAGGTCTTTCACGGTCAAAGAAATCTTCCAAAGCATGATAAAGTTCTTCACCTTTCAATGTAGGAAGTTTCTGCATGCCATTTTCAGGCGATTCCAATTTCATTTGGATAATACGCTCAATCCTATCTTTATCATATCTCGCTCCACCATCTTTGAAATACTCGTTATCACTAAAACCATGATGGGTAATTTCCCAAAGTCTGTACCATTTTTCCAATGGGAAGTTTTGAGACTCATTCCATCCAAGGTAGTTTTCACCATTATCGTCAGGTATATCAACATCATAACGATAAGCTTCATTGCTAGACTCAGCTATCTCATTATTATTCTTTTGTAAAATAGCAGACAACTCTTTCAACGTCTCATCATCAGGGAACATTTCCAAAGCAGACTTCAAATCTTGTCTAGCGTTTTCTAAGCCCTTATCTACATCTTGGTTTTTATTGATATAATGGCTAAGCATTTGTCCAGCCTCAGCAGACATATCAATCTTATAATCAAAGCCAAACTTTCCTTTTCTATCTTTTGCACGTTGTGCGTAATTATCACCTATTTTCTTAGAGTTTGTAACATAAACACCATGTCCAAAAGTCTCACTTCCCTCACCCTCAAAAGCATGAGACAAATCGAACTTGTCAAAGCTAGAACCAGTACCATGATAGGTACGGATGCTAAACTTAGGGTCAGAGCCAGTAAGCAGAGGAGCAATCACATGTTCAGTCAACTGGGTAGGGATTCCGTTGCCGATGATGGTATGACTCAGGTTTTCAGAGAATGGCATCTTGTAATCATCGCTCACTCCTGATACTCTTGCGAGCACTCTGCCCATGGCACGATATACCTTGCCATTAGGCATCACAATCACGTCACCGCTCTTGGTTCTGAGTGTTGGCAGCAGTTCATCAGCAAAGGCATGAGGAATCTTTCCGTCAGCATAGGCACTACCCATCACATACAATGGCTTGTCAATGTTTCGCCAGTCAATACCATCAGCCTTCAAGCGAATATCCATCCAAGGAGCCACACCATTCTTCTTCTCTGTCAGGGTCGGTATAATATCAGCCACAGCTTCATACCATCCGCTCTTGTGTGCCATCTTCTTTGGCTTTTCAGGGAGTTTGCCATCACGAACCGCACGGACAATCAATCTCTCTCGGTTGGTGTAGCCGCCATAGTCAGCAGCGTTATACACATCTGCATCCCAAGTATAGCCGTTGGCATCCAGCGCATCCGTGATAATCTTCATTGCTTCCGAATCCTTATATCCCTTCACATTCTCAATGGTCACCACCTTTGGCTTTATGGCATTGATGAACTCGGCAGTACTAGCAGCAGTCTCCTTGTCAAGTTCCACCTCAGCATGGTTACTCTTCGCCTGAGAGTAGTTCTTGCAGACTGGGCTGGCATGGAAGTACTCCACCTCGCCATCTATCTGCTTCACCAACTCCTTAGGGTCAACATCACGAACATCAGCAGTAACGATGTGCTGCCCGAAGTTATTGCGATATACACCGCTTATCTTCTCGTCATACTCAACCGCTACAACTGGGTCTATGATACCCTTCAATCCTTCCTCAACAAGACCGCCACCGCTAAAGTAGGTTCCTGCCTTAATGAGAGTGCCATCAAGGTTCTTCAAAGAAAACTTAGGGTCACGCTCAATAGCTTCAGCAATATGTATAGCCTTCTTGTTGGCTTGTTTCCACCCCTCAGGTTTCGCCATCATTGATTTCAGAGAGAAACGAATATTGTCGCTGCTATTGATAGCATCCATAGTAACCTTCTGTCTGTCCTCTGCATTTCCACGCTCATAGCTGCTCACATCAATGCCAGCCATCTTCAAGGCATCTACCACATCGCTTGGAGTATCGTTTGGAACAATAGCCTTCTCAAACTCGTCAAGACCATAAGGACGCATAAACTTGGTCTCAAAGTAAATAGAAGGCTTATCATTCTTGACAGCTTCAATAAGTTCATTCAATTTGTTGATGTCCTCGTCTGTCAAGTCCACACCATACTCTTCCTTGGCATATTTCTTTGGATTCTTCTGTGTGGCAACCTCTTCCAATCTGTCCATGCCATAGCTTTCAAATGGTTCTGCATCAGGTTGCATCTTATCAGCCAACTCATCATAGACTGGTTGCCATTTTTCTTGAAACTTCTCAACATCTTCATAGTTGCCAGTCAAATTGCCCTTCTTCTTGCGGATTTGGTCAAGAGTCCCCATAGGTTTCAATATGGATGCTACGAAATGACTGAAAGAAGCCGAACCAACGGAAGCATTCTTGCCATCTTGTTTCATTACCTTCACGGCATTCTCCACAGTGTTAGGCAGATACTTACGATTGCCATCTGGCTTATATCCAGCAAAGATAACCTCCTCCACATTATAGCGGTCATTGAGTTTTTCTTTCCATGAATCGAAGTCTTCCTTCATGCCTTTGTCCTGAATGTATTGTTGTGCAGCTTTCATCGTTGCATTCTCATCCACCTTACCAGAAGTCTCCGCATCACGCAGTATGCCATCAACGAAACGAGACAAAGCCCCATAGTCATAGCCATGTTCCTTCATCCAATCAACATCAAGTTGTTTGTTCTTGGCAATATTAGAGTTTGGTCTTTTCTTGATAAGCTCCTCGTCTTTCTTAATGAATTTCTTGATGTCATTGTCAAACTCTTCCTTATTGCCATCATACACCTCACGAATAAACAAGTCAAGGAGTTTCTCCTTTTGCTCATCCGTAGTATTATAGATACCATTTAATTTTCCCAAGATACCCTTCACCTCATCATGAAGTTCCTTTGGATATTTGCCTTCAACATGAACCAACTCAGGAGCTTTTCCTTTCTCTTGCAAGTAAAGATAAGCCAATCCGTTTGCTTCACGACCATCCATGAAGCTATTGATGGCATTTCTTGTGAGACGTTGCATTTCCTTTGGAACGGATTCTATGTCGTCGTAAGCGACATCACCACCATTGCCACCAAACTTCTTTTCTACTGGAGGATAAATAGGAGTCCAGGCATCTGCGGCATAAGTGCCGATATTCTTGCCTGTTCTCTTGGCAATTTTTTCTGCCTTCGGTATCAATGTAATCTCTCCATAGCCAGAATATATTCCATTCTTTGAGTCAATCACACCCATGGAAGGTGCGGCAAAGCCACCTTGCTTGATAGCCTTGCGAAGCTTATCAAGACTGATGTTGTGCATACCAAACATGGTTTTTTCGTCCTTCAATGAAAACTTTTCTCCATTTTCCTTGGAAGTTTCAGAAGAATTGTCTATCTTTGCAGCAGAACCCTTGGATTGGGAGAGAGCTGTGTCACCTCCCAACGAAGAAGTGGCAGTGTCCATACTCTTGTCATTTTCCAAGGATTCTCTTTTTTCGTATGCAGTCAATAACCATTGTTCTCTTGGTTCACCCTTATACTCCTTACTTACAACAGCAAAATGTGTAGGTGATTCCAACTTGATGCGATTGTCGCTTTCCTGAACAACCTCCATACTATCTATGATAGACTGCAAATTGTCAACGACCTCAGGATGCTTTCTCAGAATCTTATCAAGACCAGTCTTTTTATCTCCCCATACCAAAGATATATCACCAATAGTATGATGATGTAGTGCAGCAGTTGCCTCACCGCTACCAAGTTTCTTCAAGAACTCTATAGCTGCTTTAGATTTACCACGGAACTGATTGTATATGTTTCCAAAAGCACCAACACCAATAGGCTTTATGTCCTTCAACGAGTAACGAGGTTCAGAAACAGACTGCGCCTGAGAAAACTTCACCTTTGCATAGTCAGCAAACGGCTTTAGCTTACGATTGCTCGTATCAAGCCACTTGTCGAACTCAGCCTTGCTTGCTCCAGTGATATTGCCAAGACCTTGCCATCCCTTGCTATAGTTAGCGAGATAAGCCTTTTCTGCATCATTCATGGAGTCATAGCCATACATCACCTTATGCTCGTCAAACGAGCCATCAGGATTCACTTGGTCAACAACAAACACATCACCATTCCAATTATCAAGGTCTGCCTTGTCGTTGATGAACATATCCAGATGGTCGCCATCCTTACCGAACTTACCACGGATATAGCCATAGGTATCGTGCATAGTTACTTTCCACTCTTTGCCATTAGCATCCTTGCCTGAGCGAGTTGAACCCTTTGGATTTTCTATTGTGTAATCGTAGCCACCGAACTTGATGTGTCCCTTCTTGTAGTTGCCACTCTCTTTCTGTGCGTCAGACGGATTGGTTTCTGTTTCCTCAATAGCTGATTTCAAACGGAGAGAGAACTTGGTAGGACTCATGCCATCAATGAGGTTATCAACCATACCATAGCTATCAGCCACCGCCTTCTTCAAAGCAGCAGGAACCTCGGCAGAAACATCTTCCTTTCTTCTCATTCGTCTTACCACATAATCTATAGCTTGGGCAGCATCAGAAGTAAAGATGCCAGTCTTGTAGTTGTATGACTGAGCATTGTTCAAGCCGTAACCAACATCATGAGTCTCATGTGGGAGATTCTGCAATTCGGTCAGCACCTCTATCGCCTTGGCATTGTCGGCAATATCCTTCATGTTGCCAATGGCAGCACTAACAATCTGGTCAACCTCTTCATCAAGCAAGCCCTGCTTGGTAGCCGAAGACTTCACCTCATTGTCCGAGATATTAGGATATACCTCAGTAGGATGAGCCACACGACCATCAGGCAAAGTGATATAGTATCTTAGTGGACGATTTGTAATATCGCTCACAACATAGCTATCAGCAGTAGGCTCATACACTCTCTTCTCCTTGCCGCCAGCAGTCTCTTCGATGTGATAAGGAACACCATTCACCTTATAGGCATCCTTCAATGTAGAAAGGACTTCCTTCTTCTCTTCATCGCTGAGTTTCTTGCCAGCTTCAAAGCGGACTGGTTTTGACTTCAACGAGAACTTGGTGTGCTGAGTAATTTTCATATCCTCAGGCTTGAAGATAACATAGTTGATTTCGTCTCCTTCAACACCACCCATGATGGTTCCAGCAGGATATTTGATACCAGTATATCCGAGAGAAGAAAGAATTTTGCTTGCCAACTTATCGCCAACAGCAACAGACAAAGCGTTGTAAGCATCGCCATTACTTTTTCTATGCTCCATCTCAAACAGAGCATCATCAATAAGAGACTTCTCAAACGATTCATCCGTTCCGTTCTCCTCATAGAATTTCCGTTCAGCCTCTTTGTACTCAGGCATTTCCTTCAACTCAGAAGGGAGACCATGTGCTAACACACTCTTAATCTGTTCTTTAAACTCAGGGGTAGCATCTTCGTAGAACTCAATATAGTTGCTGCCATTATCCTCAGGTATATCAACCTCATAGAGATTCCCCTTATACTTTTTAACACGGATATTTCTAGGAGCAAGTAGGAGTTCTGCTGCATTTACTTTGTTCTGATAAGCACTCCTTACACTACCATAAGTATCTTTAAGGAGGTCTTTAAAATAAGCGTAATCGCCTTTTCGCAATATGCTTTTAGCTTCTGATACACCATATTTTTCAAGATTATACAAGAAATCATCAAGAATATTTGAGTTATCTCTACCTACCTTATCCAACAAAACAGAGCGCAAATCATCCTCAGGCATTTCCTTACCATTATAGACGTAAGTAGGCTTTTTACGTGTAAGCTCTACATAGCTTTTTCCTATCTCTTCCGATGAAGTAACATAGCCGCCCCAACCGAATGCTTGTGAGCCAGCACCCTCGCCCATGTGGTCGAAGTCAAACTCTGTGAAGTCAGCACCGCTACCATGATACACCTTCAACGAGAACTTAGGAGCATCAGCTATTTCCTGATTGATGCTGTTCACAACATCATCAGTAACAATATCGCCCTCCTGAATCTGCTGAGGTTCACGACCAGCATTCTTCACAAGTTCTGCTTGCTCTGCTCTGGTCAAGATACGGTTCACCTTCATCGCACCAGTAATCACCCAAGGGTCAGTCTCAGGGTTCGGGTTGGTACGATACATATAATATCCATCAGTAGGCAGATGTTTCAAACCAGCCAATGAATGCTGATACTTGCCAGATGGATTGACACCCTCTTGGCGAGCTTCCTCCTGATAATCAACATCAGCAGCATACTCCACCTCAGCGAAGACGAAGTTCTTAGGGAAGAGAGTCTTGTTTCCCTCAGCATCCTTGCGGTTGAACTGGATAGCATAAGGAACCACACCCAAGTGCCAGCCTGGTCTATAGGCTAGCTTACCGCTACCGCCTTGTGTACCCTTGCCGCCCTGCTTAACCTGAGGTCTGCCAGTCTTGCTTTCTCCTGCAATAGGAGCCGCATCAGCATCGAGCCATACACCTACTGGAGTAGCAGCACCATCAGGGTTCGCTACCATTGGTGGATAGAGTTTGCCATCCTTTAGCACGAACACCTTGTATCCGATACCCTTCTTCTTAGGCTCAGGCTTTTGACGGAGAGAGAAGGAAACATCTTCGCCAGTCTCAGAGTTCGTTACCTGACCATTGGCAGTCTTCACATAGGCTTGTTCGATAGAGCGGATGATGTTCTTGGTTACATCGTTATACTCAGTACCAAAGAATGCCAACTTAATCTTCTGTAATATCTCATGGATAGCAGCGAGCAGAGGATGAGACATCTTCATAGCGAGAGTGTGAGCAAGGTTCAAGTCACGAATCATTTCGCCCACAGCATCAGCAACAACCTCCTCAGCGTAGTAATCTCTAGCACGTCCAGAGAATCCAGCATCGGAATATCTCTTCATGGTCTCATCTACCGCCTTGTCGAAGGCATCAGAGCCATAGGTATCAAGCACAAGCTGAGTTAACTCATTGTATGCAGCAGGGTTCAGGTTCTTGATTTGGTGAGTCATTTCGTGACCGAAGATAAACTGAGCACCTTCCGTGATAGAAGAGTCAAGAGTGATGAAGATGGTACGATGCACGTTGCCATCGGCATCCGTGGTCTCCTGAATCCAGCCGTTGCCCAACTTGTCAGAGTACTGCCATTGAATGTTAGCACCCATCATCTTAGCCAGTCTCTCGAAAGCCTTGCGAGTCTTCTCGCCCACGATATTGTCAACGACCTTCATATCATCCACCTTATTCTTCTCTACGTCAGCAGCACGCTCGGCAGTTGTCTGTTGCTTGCCATTCTCCTTGGCAGAGAAAGGAAGGTCAGATTCATCACGCTCTGCGCCTAAAGGATTCTCATCAGTAGCATCCTCAGGAATATTTATATTATCATTTATATTGTCATTTATCTTCTCATTATCCGTTTCATTAGACAAATCATTAGATTCATTATCCGATTCATTATCCAACTTCGCCTCTGACTTCGCCTCTGGCTCAGCCTTTTCATCCGACATCGCCTTCTGCTCAGCCTCTGGCTCAGCCTTGTGCTGTTCAGCATAGGCTGCATTCTCCTGAGCACGTTTCAGCTCTTCAAATATGTTCTCTGCCTGAGCAATGCGAATATTTTCAACAAAGTTTCTTGCTTCCGATGCCTTGAAACCGCTATTGAGTACACCGATGAGAGCATTCCGAATATCCTGAGTATCGAGTGATTCAAGGTTGGATGGACGATTCTCCCACAAGCTATGAACAAGCGCATCAATAGTAGTTCCCTTGCCATCAGCAGCGAGCAACTGAGTCTTGGCAAAGTCTTCTCTGCTCAATCCAGTCTCTTGCTTAACACCCTTACTTGTCTCTGTTCCCTCATAGTTGAGAGAGTGAGCACCGAGGTTGCTAGCCACATATTCCTCAGCAGTGAGCGGAGTTGTATCAGTAACGTCAATGCCAGTACTATCATACAGACGATGAAGGAGAGAACCGATGGTATCTCGGTAGAGTTGTGATACAGCCTCAGCATCATCCTTAACAGCACTCTTCAAGCGAGCGAACTTTCTTCTTGCCTTCTCAATGAGATTCTTTCTTCCCTCAGCAGTATCTTCCACCTTGGCAAGTTGTCGCTCATTATAAGCATCACGAATAGCGATAGCAGAATCATAAGCCGCCTGAGCATCAGCAATAGCCTTCTCCTTGGCATCCTTTGCAGCCTTCTGTTCCACAAAAGTCTTACCCTTCACGGTCATGTTACTAGCCTTGTCGAGTGCCTTCTTTGCATCAGACACATATCCAGATACGATACTATCTGCATCCTCACCGAACTGAGTATCATACAACTCAGCAGTCTGTGCGGCTGTCAGCTTCGAGAAGTCAGGATTGCCATCCTCCAGCATAGGAACAATGGTTCCATCTTCAAGAGTCATGGCAGGAGTCTGCTCAGGAGCAGGAGTGTTCTCCTCAGCATTTGATTCCGATTGATTATTCTCCTCATTAACGATATTGGTATTCTCATCCAAAGGTGGAAGCTCACGATGGTTGTTGATATAATCAAATGATGCAGACCACTTTTTACCATCCTTATCTTCAAGGATGATACTACCCTGCTCATCAATACCGACAACTTTTGATAGAGTGTTTTCCTTTGGTCTTCCGAAACCATCGCCACTCATCCAGATTTCGCTACCTTTAGGCAAACCGAGATTTGCAAGCTGAGAATCCTCATCAGATTCTTCTCCACTATTATCCTCTATCATTGAGGATTCAGGCATAGCTTGTTTGTATTCATCGAGCGACATAGAAGAGATAGTTGCCACATCTTCTTTGCTAACAGCATGAGGAACAATAGTACCATCACTCTTCAACTCAACTACCTTAGCTTTAGCACCAGCATCACGAATAAGGAATAATCTAGAGTCAGGATATTTGGTATTACCATCCTTGTCGAGCACATCAACGAGCACCACGTTACCATTATCATTGAGTATCTGATTGAAATCAAATGAAGGTTGAGTCTCTTCTGTCTCCTGATTCTTCTGTTCAGCACGTTCTTTCTCCATCTGTTCACGCTCAGCCTTGGCAGCTTCCAGTCTCTTCTGGTCTTCCAAGTCTTTCATCTGCTGCAAGTCTGCAAGCGAATAAGGATTCTCCACCACGTTACCATCTATAGAGATAGCAGCAGTACCATCACCATAGTCAGCCAACACCTCATAGGTATGTTCAGTACCATCAGTATCAGTCACATTAAACTGGGAGCCTACTTCAACGGTTCCATCAATGATACCAGCCACTTCCTTGATAGCATTCTCTTTAGCATCAGCTACCGCCTGAGCCTTCACATCATCAGCAGGAAGTTCTTCACCCAGTTCAGCAAACATCAACGCATCTGCATGTTCTACACTATTCGTTGTCGGGTCATAGTACAGAATCATACCATCGCTATTGCTTACATCAATGGAGCCATCATCATGAGTAGCAATATTACCACTGATAATATAAACACCATAGTCTTCCAATCCACCTGATGCTTTGATAGTAGCGTTACGGACAGAGCCACGACTCTGGTCTGTGTACATATCTACTCTCTGTTCTGCCTGATGTGCAGCGAGGTCGACCTTGTCTTGTGCATCATCAACCACACCTTGGTATCGGGCAGAAGACAACTGGTAGTCATAGATAGCTTGGTCAAGTTTATCATCCTGCCCAGTCAGGGATTCCAGTTCCTCGTCACTCATGGCAGATAGCTGCTGCTCAGAGATACCCAATGCTGCTGCAAGAATCTTCATCTGGTCTTCCTGCTGAATCTGAATATCATGCTTATCTGCATCATCAGCATCATGCCCCTCAGAATAAGCATTGTCAATATCTGCCTGATGCTGCTCCTCAGGTGTTGTTGGTTCGTTGGTAATCTCCTTGGCATTCATTTCAGCAGTCTTGGCAATATTGTAGCCACGCATCTTCATCAGGTTCACACCATAGTTAACAGCAGCATTAATCTGCTCCTTGGTCATGGTATCTCTCTGACGGAGAATATCAGCAAGCACACCACCCATCTGCTCGTTGGTTGCGTTGTCTATCTTATCCTTGATGTCTGCCCAGTTATCGCCCATCAGGTTCTGAGCATCACTATCAGCCACGTTCACCTTATTACGGAATCGGTAGTACTGAGCACGATTGTAGATACCTTTTACTGGTCGGGAGCCAGCACCCATCGCATACATAGAGCCAACAGAGATAGCCATACCACCGATGATGTCGAGTTGCTGCTTAGCATCAAGGAGGTCACTCACCTTTCCTTCACCATCCAGCAGGGCATGAAGAGGAATACCAATCTCCTCCTCCATCACTTCCTCAGCGAAACCATTGATACCGAACTTCTCCATCCACTTCTTGGAATTGGTGTACCAGCCACTCTTGCCGATATTCTTGAAGAACTCAGCAGAAGCATTCATACCATGTTTCTCCATGAAGTTGACTGCACCCTTCTTGATACCATAGTTGTGACCGAAGAGTTTTTCAGTATAGTTCTCTACCATAGCAGAGGTCATACCCTTATAGAGAGCAGTACCAATAGACTCGCCACCTTCATGCAGGAGATTTCCGTTTTCATCGAAAGTACCAAACTTATAGTCACCCTTCTCATCCTGATACAGATTACCAAGATGTCGCTGCATGATGTCAGCACCAGTCTTCAATGCCTGCTCAGTTCCTGCCATCGCATACGAGCCGATAACATCACCAGCCACAATGCCAGTATTCTTCAAGATGGCAGCACTCACCTTTCCCATGCCACGCTTAGCTGCAAACTTCAATGCTCCACGACTGATGCCCTTTGTAATGCCACCATAGCCGCCAGTAAGGAAAAAGTCAGCCATAAATGGGAGACTCTGTCCTGCAATTTTCGTCCAACGATAGACGTTACCCATCTTCTCGTCTTCAAGAGCCGCAGCAGCATCCGCACCAAGTTTACTTTTCAAGAGCATCTTATCCGAACCTGAGAGAGGAATGTTTTTATCCATCTTTGTCTTGATACGTTCCATCTGCCCCATAGTAGCAAAGTCAGTCAGACCGAAATCCCATGTCTTGGCAGTAAATGCAGTATTGTCAAGAGCCTTCAAGGCATCCTCACCCCAACTGCTGGTAGGATATTGTTTCACCGCTTCAAGCGCACCAATCTGCTCAGTAACCAGAGAAAGAGAGGTTGCCAACTTATTTCTGTAGTCACTCTGCTCAGCAGTTCTTCCGTTACTTGCACCGATACTAGCACCATAAGAGAGCAAAGGATTTCCGTGTTGACGATTATCCTCAGCGATAAGAGCTTCAATCTCCTTCTTTCGGGCATAGGCATCAGCCAGTTTCTTGTCAAACTGCTTTTGAGCACCTTCCTCAGTAAGGTAGGTTCCATTCTTGCCGATATTCTCCTGCAAGTCATAGTTACCATTCTTGTCACGAACATCAAAGGCAGATGGTATCTCGCCAGTATCTACCGCTTCCTGATAGGCATTGTTTTGCTGGTCAAGAACAGCTTGCGTCTGCTCAGCTTCAGGGAGAGAATAAACATTCTCATTGTCCGAGGTAACGTATGCCCCAGCCTTGCCAGTCTCAGGATTGTAAGCGAAATCATCCTTCACCACATTGTTTGCATCTCCACCAAAAGCAGTCTTATGTGTACCCAAGTTCACACGACCGAAATCCTTTTGCTGCTTCTGCTTGCGTTGTTTCAGTCTGTTGTATCTGCCAGCATTGTTCATTGTATGCTGAACACTAGCCGAGATAGCTGCTGCTCCAGCAGAGAAACGAGCACGGTCAGCAGCACTCATAGGAACACTACCGCCCTTCGCCCTTGATGAAGTCTTACTACGAGGTTCAAAGAGTGCAGAGTAAAAACGCTCATAAGTAGATGGAACATCAAAGTTCTGAGCCTTCAAGTTCTCATAGATAGCGTGTCTGTTATCCGCACCGCCCTTTCCGTCTCTTGTCAGAGCACTCTCAAACTTATTGTAATCATCAGGCACATCATAGTTCTGTGCTTTCAGATTCTTATATAAAGTGTATAATGGTCTTTCTGCCATGATATATATATTTGTTTGTTACCAAATTCTTGTTACCAATTCTGTTACCATTTTACGCCAGTCTTCTTCTTGCCACCAGCCGAAGAAGAACCGCCAGCCTTATGTGTCGTATGCTTACCACCGCCCGATGATGTTACACCTCTAGTTGACGTACCACCTCCAGCAGAACTACTTCTACCTTTCAATCTATCCATGAGGTATCTCACGTTAGTCTGAGTAACATTCTTGATTCTCAACCTTCTTTTAAGTTCATTAATCTTCTTCTGTCCCTCAGGAGTGTCCATCAGGTCGTAATACTCATACCAATATCCAGCATTAGTTTTGTTACCGCCCGAAGATTTCTGAACCTTGTTAGCAATTCTTCCTTCACGGAGTCTAGCAAGTGCATCCTGAGCAGCCCAATGGCTTATCTGACCATCAGCAAGCATCTTCTTAATCTTCAACTGATTATCTTTATACTCAGCATCATTGGTATATTTCAACTTCGATAAGTCAAGTCTTCTGTTACCTTGGTCTATTCTCTGCTGTCCTTGGTCAGCCTTCACCTTGTTGATGTCGTTCTGCATATCGTGATACCTCATCTGCTCAGCGAGAGTCAGGTTATTCTTCCGAGCTTCCTCATCAAGAGCAAGTGCCCTCTGATAGCCAGCCAGCCATGATGCCCGATTCTTCTCTCTCTGAGCATCCATGTAAGCCTTGCGTTTATTCACCGCCTTAGTCATATCCGACTCAGGATTGTGTACCACCTTGGCACCATTCATAGCAAAGAAGATATTGGCGAGCGCACGAAGACCATCACCAGTAGCAGCAATACGAGCCTTGGTACGCTCCTTCTTCTCTCTATTCGCCCTCTGCTCAGCAGTCTCATTCAGTTCAGGATTCAGCATCTTATACATATCAGCATAAGACAACTGCTTAGGCTGAGGTTTTGACTCCTCCTTCTTCACGATAGGGACAGATGGTTTATCCTCCTCATCACTTGGCGCAACATGATTCACATCTACCCCATTGGCGATGGCTTGTTGAGTAGCGATAGTCTTCTCTCTAGCCGCCTTCATCGTAGGTGTTTCATTCTGAGGAGTGGCAGCATTCATCTGGTCAACCTTCTTGCCAGCCGCATCAAGTTGCTGCTGAGTGAAGACTGGAGCCTGAGTCTGTGCCACCTTCTGTGCGGCATCCACCCCACTCTGCTGCTTGTTGAGCACACTCTGTGTAGTCTTCAAGCCATTGTTGTTTCGTAACATATCTGATACTTTCATAGGCTATGCTTTAATCTTTGGTGCATTACCACCAATCATATTATTCAAGTCATTCGCTACTTGCTGCTGAGTAGGAACCGCACCCACCTTGGCATCCAACTTAGCCATATCTGTAGCAGTAGGCGATGCCACACTAGGACGAGCCACCTTGCTCTTACCAGCACCACTATCAAGCGATGCAGCGATATTGGCAGCAGTACCAGCCACACCTGCAACCGCATTGGCAGTATCAGCAGCCTTCTCAGCATCAATACTCATCTGCTGGTTCTGCAACTGGTTCTTTCTGTTTATATACTGCTGCTCGATGTTATCCTTTCGGGCATCATTTGCAGCTACAATCTGTGAAGTAGTATCGGCAAGAGTCTTGTTGTTCGCCTCCTTCACCGCAGTAGTGGAATCTTCCGTACCGCCCATTACCGCTTGTCTGCCCTTGGCAGCCTTGTTTCTGTTCTTAATCTGCTCCTGCATCTGGGTGAGCAATCGAACGGTATCGGCACGTTTGGTAGGGTCTTCATTATACTTTCTATCATACCATGCCTGATTTTCTCTCTGCTGCTGGGCAATCATCTGCTCCTGCTTTTTTCTCACCTTGCGGTTAGCTATACCGCCAGCAATACTGCTTGCAAGCCCAAGCCCAGCACCTATTAATGCACCTATCATTTATATGAATTTTTAATTATTAATAATGGTACAAAGATACAGATACCATCCGAGATTCGTATTTTATCCGTTTATTTAGATAGGTAAGTTAACGGATAAAGTTTCCGTTTGCCGAATAATTACTATCTTTGCACCAAAATAGTTAAGTCAATGGCAGTAGATAGAAATACAAAAGGTCAGTTCGAGAAAGGTCGGGCAAAGACTGGAGGTAAGAAGAAAGGTTACGAGTCTCCTATCAACAAGGAGTTTCGTGAGTTGTGCGCCGACTTTTCTAGAGAGGCTTGGGATGATTTCATGGCAGCTTGGTATAAGTGCGAGCCGAAGGATAAGGTGGCATCATTCATCAAGATACTGGAGTTCAATTGCCCTAAGCTACAGACCGTCACTCTTGACGATAAGCGTGAGGTTCACAATGCCCTCACCGAGAAGTTGAGACAGATGTCGGAAGAGGAAGGATAAAATGTAATTCATAAGAAGAACGATTATTTTTTTTCATAGGTTTTTGGTTTATAGGTTTTAAGATTGTTAGGATAACGAAATAGGGAATGCGTGAGCACTCCCTATTCTTTTTTTATTCACTAACAGCGACCACCTCTCGCTCTTCTATCCCCAGCCATATCCGTCTTGGAACCACGATTCACCGATGATGGCTTATACCTGATTCCTGAACGTGTATGGCTGGCATCCATTCCCTTGCGTGAAGCTGCCCCATACTTTTTATCGTGAGCAGCGTTATGACGGGCGAGTTCCCTACGCTTAGCCTTCTGAGCAGGAGAAGACTCGAACTTAGTATCGTAGGCAGCCTTCCGTGCCCTAGCTGCTGGGTGCGTTCTGTAGTATTCAGTAGATGAACTAGTCATTACTAATCTTCAATAGGAGAAGCAGAAGAAACTGCACAATCAGGACAAAAATCCCCATACTCTTCGGTTTGAACAATCTCCCAGTCCTCAGCAAAAACATCAGATGAAGAAGGAATCCAAGAATCTGCACGACCATCAGGATTGATAATCAACATCTGATTGGTATAATCAATGTGCGCATTCTCACGGCTCAGAAGAATATCCTTAGCTGACTGAGGCAGCGACTGCATCGTAGGAATGATGCCGCCTTCAATATGAGAAGGAATCTGTTTGACAACAAACATACCTTTGCCATTCCATCCCTTGCGTCTTACCGCAAGACCAGACTTCAATACATCAATAACCTCACCAAAATCCATTCCGACAAGTTTACGATAAGCATCATCAAACACACTTTTAGGAGACCAAGACATATATCCGTCCTTGTACTCTACTAAGTAGCCATCTTCCTCAACGGTTGCTGGCTTAATTTCTCTACCTAGCACCTTCTGTGCTTCTGTCAAAGTCATAGGCATTGCCATAACTACTTTTGTGCCAATATACATTGACATACTACTTGTTTTTTCACACATAATTAAATAATTTAAATTAATATATCTATCTCCAATAAAGTTCACGATGTTCCTTCTTCAACAAATCCCCAGTTCTACACCACCAGTCATTCGGACTCGCTTTAAGATACTCTTGAAAAATTGGGCAGTTCTGTTCATGAGTAAGGATAGGATGAGAAGTAGGCTTGAACTGATGCACACACAGCAAGTCTGCATGATTGCCGCCATATATTCTTGGTGGCATGACATCTTTCGCCTGATGCCACACCTTGTTGAGGTCAATGAGGTAAACCCCATCCAGTTCCTTCAAGACATTACCAATCTTACCAAGCACACGATTCAGGGTTTCTGCCCTATCCGTTCCACCCTTAGCAATCAACCACTGGGCATCACTCAGGGCACTTCTAATCTGCATATCAAGTTCCATAAGCCTAATTTTCAGTTGTATTTATGATAGATTCCGCTAACTCTACAGCATGCTTTGGCATAAAGAATCGCTTAACTAAATCATCATGCAACTCTGTTGACAATTTGTTGATTTTAGGGAGTAGATTAAGAATGCGAAGTTTTTCTGATTCAAAATCACACTCCTTGCGATGATATTCCTCTTCCAAGTCCTTCGCCTTCTTTTCGTACTCTTTTTGCAGGTTTGATTTCATTCCGACTTGTTCGTTTACAAGCTTATTCTTCATTTCGGCATAGGCTTGTTTTTCTTGGTTTCTGTCGTTGATGCTCCGATTAACCTCATCTTGCATAGCCTGTTCGACTTTCAAGCGAACGTCCTCGAAGTTAACATAGGACTCAGAAGATTCTACTACATCTCTACACATGCGTTGTTTGTAAGTTGGCAACCCAGTTATATGGTCATAAGTAGGAACGTCAACATTACGCTCTACAACTATCTCCTTGCGAAGAATAACCTTTGAACCGCTTTTCAAGGACTCATTCAACTTTTTGAGTTCCTTTACTTGCTCTTCTAGTTCTGAGTTGCGCTTGCGTATTGCATCGTACTCAGATAAATCTACATTTACTACTGCCATAATCTATAATTTTTCTAATTCTTCCAGTAAGTCATTAATTCTTTTCTCGATGTTGGCGATAGCTTTCGCTTTCAGTTCTTTGATAACATTATCACCGAGAACATCATCTGTAATGCGGACATTATCATGAATGAGTTCATCTTCGAAATAAACTTTAATACTCGTATATACGCTATTTCCAAGCTTTAAAACTCGCCTTTGATAATCAAGTTGTTTCTTCAGCTCAATAGCTTTCGTTAAAACTTCTTCTTTCATACGCTATAATTTTTAGTTCGACATTTGCCTACTAATTACTTAATCATCCAAATATAATTATTTAAAATTTAAATGGATAGATTTTTGATTCCTTTGGATTCTAGGTTCCCCTTAACGCACACGTATGTGAGCGAATCAGAAAACCTAAGATTTCATGGATGAGTTCCGTCAACCCCCATCATCTGGTCACTTGATAATTCTACATCAGTAAACCTAAGCAGCATAAGGAGTAGACTCCCCTCCGCTCGTCTTCTGCTATTAGTTCCTACGATTTGCCATGCGGTCTTCCTTGCAATTTATAGACTCGATGAATCGGAAGGTATCTAGCCCATAGTCTTCCATCTTGTCTTGTCTCAAACTCAGGGGAATAAAAAAAGAACCCCCGAGTGTTGGTTACGGACAACGACTCAGAGGTTCATATCTTGTAGGCTTACGCCTTGAAAGGAGGACTACTTTGGTCTGTCAACCGTAACATTGACGATGCAAAGATAGAAGCTTTTTCTGAAACCACCAAATGTGAAAAAATATGTAATTCGTTAATCTGTAAGATATTCAGATTTTAGGTATACGCTTGGTGTGCAGTAGATATACAAATGATTACAAAGTTAAAGTAGGTTAAAGTATTTTTGGTATTCAAGTTTATTTTGTTATCTTTGTAGCGAGTAAAACAAGCGATTTAGTTTCTTTAACTCTTTTATGTTACTATTTTGTTACTCGACAAAAATAGACCATTTCTAATAGTATTGGTTATCAATAGGTTATAAGGTTAAAATTAGTATTCATAATGTTTTTGTATAATATGAAAAGGGGTGCTTGTGAAAGTACTCCTTTTGTATATCAAATGTATACCTACCTGCTTGGTAATCAACACCTTATTTGTACGGAAAAATAATTATCCGTATAATACCTGACAGGTAGGTATACAATAGATATGTTGTAGTTTTGTTACTATTTTGTTACCGAGAATTTGCGAGTAACAAAAAAATTGCTTATCTTTGCAGCAGATTTATAAATGTAGGCTTATGGGAAGGAAGAAAACAATCGAAAAGGAGCCAGTCACTATCAGATTCAAGGAACTTGCCAACGGAAACAAGAGTATCTATCTGGACATCTATATGGACGGAAAGAGGAGTTATGAATTTCTCAAACTATACCTCATTCCAGAGGTTGGCAGAGAAAGAGCGAAGGCGAGGATGAAGAATGCTGAGACGATGGCTAGTGCGAATATCATCAAGGCTCAGAGGGTTCTCGACTTGAAGAACCGAAAGGCAGGAGTATTCAGCAGTAACAAGAACATGCGCTTGGTAGAATGGCTAGACATCGTGAAGGTTGCCAAGCAGAAGGCAAGTAGGTCGGATGAATCCAGCAAGACCATTGAGAATGTGAAGAAGCATATCATCAAGTTCTGTGGCGAGTCTACCAAGATGGTTGACATAGACAAGAAGTTTTGCATGAAGTGGATAGAATATCTGAGAACTGCTACCAAGAGAGGTGGGCAGCCGTTCAGCGAAGTAACCAAGAAGGTGTACCTTACTTGCTTTGGTACGGTTCTGAATCAGGCTGTCCGTGATGGTATCATACAGATGAATCCCCTATCGCTCATAGACCCAAGCTATAAGTTCGGGTTTCCTGAGAGCGAGCGAGTATACCTAGATATTGAGGAGGTGAAGAAACTGGCTGCAACGGAATGCTACAGCCAGCATACCAAGCAAGCATTCATGTTCTCATGCTTTTCAGGTCTTCGTATCTCGGACATCAGGAAGCTGAAATGGAGCGATATTGAAGAGGTGAAGAATCCTGATGGAACATCATCCTACCGCCTGACCAAGACGATGGAGAAGACTCAGAGAGTTGTCAGCTATCAGCTATCCAACGAAGCGATGAAATGGTTGCCTGAAAAGACTAAAGACGAACTGGTATTCTATGAACTATGTCAGCAGCCAAACATCAACTATCATATTAAGGTATGGGCGAAGGCAGCAGGAATCAAGAAGAATATATCCTTCCATACTGCTAGGCACACCTTCGCCACCATGATGCTCACGCTAGGAGCCGACATCTACACCACCAGCAAGCTGCTCGGTCACTCCCGAATATCCACTACTGAGATATATGCTAAGATTGTGGATAAGAAGAAAGATGAGGCGATGGGGCTGATTGATAAGTTCTTCGATAAGGAATAAAAAAATCTCTGTAAGGTAGCCAGCCTTGCAGAGATTTTTATTTTTCTAGTTGGGAAAATTATTTTTCCTAGTTATCTCTTTTACCAAGATATTTAATCTTTACTGAATGTTTAGAGGTTTTGATATTTACATCAACACGATACATGCCATTGTCCTCTTTCGCAATACAATAATAGCTATCACTTGAAAACTCTTTTAGATTTTGATACTGACAAGACAAGTTTTCTTTTATCACATCTACAAATTCAATACAATCAATCGCATCCGAGAAATACACTTTTTTATTATAGTCAATATCGCTAAATGAATGTTTATAATTTACACATATAGCATTGATGTGATTATTCTCAGACGAGCCTATTGTGAAATACCCACCATCTATATTTAAATATTTAACTTGCAGGCGGTTCCCATTTACCTCTATATAGTTAGCAGACAATTCGTCATAAGAATCCTTGCTGCAAGATACCAACGCAATAAGAATCGCCAGCAAAAACAAAATCTTTTTCATATCTCATAATTTAATTAATAACATATCTTGCAAGGAGTTCTGCCCATATCCTCAGCTTCCTCCTCGCTTACCTCTTCTATTTCTCCTGAGCAGCGAGAGAGACCACGGCAATCAGGGTCGCTATGATACCTGGTAGAAGTTTCTCCAGTACATATATATACTGACTCTGATTCATCTTTGCGACCATAATAGATTTGCTTATTTTCGTCACAAATAGAACAAGAGACCTTACCTTTATCTATAGCTTCTTCTAATCTTATAGATTCAACCTTACCACTTCCAACCGTAAGCCCTGCACAATCAGAATAATAATGGTAATATTTAGGATTTGAAGAGATATAAAAAACCAAATCATCTAAATCTCTAGACCTAACGTCCCTCTCCATTCCCTTGTATATGGCTATCTCATTTCTAAGGGTATCAACTTCCTTTTCTAAAGTATTGACTCTTTTTCTCAAATATTCGTCTCCACAAGAACAAAGAGTAAAAAGAACAATAAAAAGATATGCACAATACTTCATACCTACCACATTTTAATTATCCGACATTTGATTGTCTCATGCCACCGCCTAAAATGGATAGTAGCTGGTCGTAGCGTTTCTCCAACTCTTCATACTTCGCCTTCCAGACAGAATCATCCTGATGAGACTCTTCTATCTTAGGTTCTTCATGATGAGGAGTCTCAGCAACCATATAAGAAGAATCATCTGCATCTTGGTTACTATACATAGTACCTATCCCACGCATCAACCATTCAGCAGACACGTCAGGAAAGGCAGTCAATATCTTCTCTACGATATTGGCAGCTAAAGTTCTATCACCTCTTAACTGAGGATTTAAAGTAGCTTGCGCCACATTAATCTGTTTAGAGAGAGCATTAACGGAAATAGACTTATTCTCTAAAACCAACTTAACTCTCTGATAAATAGTCGCTTCCATACATTTTACATTTATAAACGTTAACTAATTAATCTTAAAGGGTTAATCTTTTTCGAGAAAACGTTTGGTAGTTTACTCGGAAAAGAGTATCTTTGCACTCGTAAACAACAAGTTTCTTAATTGTTAGAAGCAAAAGTACAATAAAAAATTAAGATATGCAAGTAAAAAAGATAAAAATTATCAAAGTTTCGCTTGAAGGACGAAAAAAACTTGCTGAGCGATATGGTTGCTGTAGAGAAACAATCTTCAACGCTCTTGCATTTAGAAGTCAGAGCAAGCAATCCGAAAGCATCAGGCATGATGCCCTGAATGAGTTCGGAGGAGTTGAGACCGATAAGGTCATGTTCTATTAAAAAGGAGGTATAATTATGGTAGACCCAGAGATTAAAGAGCAGCTAGACCGCATAGAGCAGTATTCGCTCATAGCTGCAAAGAATGTGCTCAACATTAATGAAGCTGCAATCATTCTTGGTATGACGGTTAGAGGAGTGAGAGAGAACGTCAGGAACCGCATCATTCCTTGCTATAAACCAAATATCAACCGACTCTACTTCAAGAAGAGCGAGTTGGAAGAGTGGATGACTCAGAACCGCAGAAAGAGCATGGCAGAGTTGAAATCAGAGGCAGCAGCCTATTGTTTTACCCATTAAACAGATAAACTTATGATAGCAGATGTAATGTTGGTAGCCAGCGTAATCGCTTTCGCTGTTGCCGTTAAGGAAATCCACTCCTACTTCAAGGAAGTGGGCAAGTAAGATATATGGAGATTGAACCTCACAAGAATAGTTAAGTATTAAGTTATTAATGTGTTAAGTCTTATAATGTTTCAGTCATCGAAAACAGCAGAGGTTTTTTGGAGTTTGCTACTCCCAGTCTCCACTATAACTTTGTCGTTATAATTTTACATGTTTTAAGTTTTTACCCAACGCAAGTAACTCAGTTGGTAGAGTATGAAGGTTCTTCCCCCTTCGAGGTCGTGGGTTCGAGTCCCACATTGCGCCCCATATAGCCCGATTCCGAGGCTTTATATCGGATAGGATAAACCTTCCTAGAGAGGTACACGTACCCAAAAGGAGCATCATTAACCACAGATGGTGCTTAGACGTGGAAGTGGCAAGCGAGTACATACACCTGATAGGTGGAATTTGGAAAAACTTGGAGTTCACTTGTGAAGAAGCAGACCTGATGCCGTGACCCTTATATAATAAGGTAGCATCTAAAGGTAGGAGCGCACAACTACAAATCGGTTCTAATGCAGCCAGCACGCTTTCTTTCTATTCGGTTCAATAGTTATAATTGGTTATTTTATAGAAATCAGATATATCACAATATGTGCGATTACTAGTGCTGGGAGTCCTAAGCCTCCATAAATGCAGAAGGGAACCAAGGAGCGATTCACCATCCGCCAAGATTGTATAGATGTCGCTCCACGGAGGTGGCGGTTTTATCATATTCATTTTACTGCCCCTCCTTTTCTAAAGGAAATTGCAAATATTGACATATTAGTGTGTTTCATACAGATTACATTTTCGATGCGGTAGCGACCGCTCAGGTTAAACAAAAATAAAAAACTCTCGCCCCACCATTCGTGAGAACCGTGGGGCTTTTAATTTGAACATTTCAAACCATACAATATGAGATATAAAGCAAATAGTTGTCACGATTGTATCTTCTCGACCATGTGTGACAACCCGAATAAGAACCCAGATGGTGGCTACAAATGCAGCCGCTATGAATGGAAATATCAATAACAACTTAATACATATAAGATATGAAAGAACTTATCGCAATTCAGTCAGAACTGAAAGCCCCGAAGAGTCAGTTCAACAAATTCGGTGGCTACAAGTATCGCAAGGCTGAGGACATTCTTGAAGCTGTCAAGCCTTTACTCGCCAAGCAGAAATGTACGCTCATCATCACCGATGATGTAGTCTTGATAGGCAACCGCATCTACGTGAAGGCAACTGCCATTATCAAGAACGAGAAGGGTGAATGTGAGACATCTACTGGATGGGCAAGAGAAGAGGAAACCAAGAAGGGTATGGATGGCAGTCAGATTACTGGAGCATCCTCCTCCTACGCTCGAAAGTATGCCTTGAACGGTCTGTTCGCCATTGATGATAATCAGGATTCAGATGCCACCAACGAAGTACAGCATCAGGAAGCGCAGCAACAGACACAGACACAGACTCAGCAGCCAGCCGCCCAGCAGCCAGCTACATCACCGTTTCACCCGAATAACCTGAACGAAGGATTGGTTTACCTGAGCAGATGTGTCACAAAAAACAATCTGATATGGGTAGTTCAGACATACAAGCCGCTCACCGTCAACCCTCAGTTCATGCAAGCAGTATCAGCTAAGAAGAAAGAATTAGGATTACAATAATATGACAGAAACAACAAAGAAAATCAGCCTGAATGTACCAAAGGTCACATTCATAGAAGAGACACATCAGTACTTCATCGGCGAGAAGGAGCTGAAAGGTGTAACAGGAACGCTCATCAAGAAAGCCTTCCCCGATACCTACAAGAATATTCCAGAGTCTGTATTGAAGAAGGCAGCAGAGCGAGGAGGTCTTATCCACAACACGTTTGAAGCCTTCTGTTCCATCTTCGATGCCGACATCAAGCAGTACCCGAATCCTACGGAAGAGCTTCAAGCCTTCCATAGTATGCTAGTCGCATACGGTTTACGCTATGTAGCATCCGAGTATCTTGTTACAGATGGTGAGAACTTTGCATCTGCCATTGATGGAGTCTTCGCTGACAGCGAAGGCAACATCTATCTGGTAGACTATAAGACCACCGCCACCCTTCACTACGACAACGTATCGCTCCAGTTATCCATCTATGCAAAATGGTTCGAGGAGCAGAACCCCGACCTAAAGGTCAAGGAGATTGTCTGCATGTGGTTCAAGAACGGACAGAGCAAGTTCCAGCCACTCCAAAGGGTATCAGATGAGCAGATAGACGAGTTAATCAACGCTTATCTCGCTGATGATGCAGAGTACCAATATCAGGTGGAAGTTCCTGAGCAGTTTTCTGCACTAGAGCAGGAGTTCAGATTAATAACCGCTCGTGTGGATGCCCTGAAGATTAAGCAGGATGAGTTGAAGGAAAAGATAATAAAGATGATGGAAGACAACAAGCAGAAATCCGTCAAGACTCAGTTCGCCTCCTACTCTTATGTGGCAGCTACCACCAAGAAGACCTTCGACACGAAGCTGTTCAAGGACACGGAGCCTGACCACTACGAGCACTATCTAAAGGAAACGACCACCAAGCCATCAATAAGAATCAAACTTAATTAAGTATAGATATGAACGTAAAGTTTACTGGTAAAATTATTGCAGCAGGGCAAGTTCAAATGGGAACTTCCCAAAACGGAACTCAATGGAGTTCTTGTGAGTACACTATCGAAGAGTTGAACGAGCAGTACCCTTCAAGAGCCGTTATCTCGGTATATGGCTCAGACAAGTTGCAGCAGTTCAACATTCAGTTAGGTGAAATCATCACCGCCCACATCGGATTGAAGGCACGCCAGTCTAAGGAAGGACGTTGGTTCAATCAGTTGGATTGTTGGAAGGTGGAGCGACCAAATGGTCAGCAGCAAGGTCAGGTTGTCCAGAGTCAGGTTGGTGCAGCACCTCAGCCAGTTGGTGGATATTACCAACCACAGCAACAGCCTATACCTCTGAGCCAGCCACAGCAGTTTCCCCCTCATGTTAACGCAAGCGGTCAACCTATTCAGCAGAACGCTCAATATGCAGGTGGTCAACAGCAGGGTCTTCCCTTCCCTGCCCCAAACCAATAATATATAAGGTATGGAAATCCATCTAGTAAGAACCTCAACTGGTCTTCGCCCCTACACGGATGATGATTACGAGGAAATGAAAAAGATAAAGGTTGGTTCCATCGTCAAGGCAAACATAGTTCGACCAAGGAACATCAAGTTTCATCGCAAGTTCTTCTCCCTTATCAGAGCAGCATGGGATTGTCTTACAGAGCAGCAGCGCACAAACCTACGTTCTATAGACACATTCCGTGAGCAACTGCTGATAACATCAGGATTCAGCGAACCGCTTTACGACCTCAACGGACAGAAGTTCTTGGAGAGAGCCAAGTCTATCTCCTTCGCCAAGATGGATGAGCCAGCCTTCAATGAAGTATATAGTAGAGTCTTAGACACCATCCTCACGATACTCTATGCAGATGGTGTTACAGAAGACGAGTTTAATAACATTTTACAAAATTATAGTTGATATGACACGTAGAAACGACAAGCGCAACAACAGACGTAATCGCCAGCGCAACAACACACCAGAGTTACCACCATTTGCACAGATGCTTTTCGGAGCAATCGTTGGCAAAGGTGTAGATATGATTGCCAAGAAGATGGCAGAGATTTCCGAGGAAAAGACTCCTGATATTCATGCCGAAGGCATCAGCAATCAGGACGTTACCTACATTAATAACGGAAAGGAAACCCTATCTAAGTTGCGCATTCCTGCTGATGGTTCGGCAGTAGAGTACCCAATCCCTGATAACCTCCAGTTCTTCTTCGCTGAGGATGGTAAGTTGATGGTTTGTCAGAAGATTGAAGGAGACGAGATGCATACTAATAAAAAAGAAGAGGATGGCAAGCCTACCACTTATAATGATATTGCCAAAGAACTCTACTTGAACAAAACTGCACATTGGATTTCTGGCAGAAACATAATTCATCAAGAACGACAGAGTTTAAGTAGTTACGAAGATACTATCAACAGTACTACTCCTGCTCAGGCTAAACGTTATGCTGCTTTCAACAAGTTGCAGAACATCGCCAAGTATCTCAATGGTGACTGGAAGCCAAACTTCGATAGAAACGATGAAAAATGGAATATCAATAAAGAAGGTGATACATTTATCGAAATGTACACAAGAACATTGAACAAAGCGGGTGTTTACTTCAAGTCGCAAGAACTTACCAAGGAAGCCATCCGCTTGATGGGCAAAGAATCTCTCAACGACCTTTTCTCAACAGACTGGTAATGGCAAGCTACGCTGAAATCAAAGCAAAGCTACAGCAGGAAGGCAAGAAGATACGCAAGCGTTCATCCTACGATGAGCACAACTTGCAAGCCGCAGAGGTCAGGTATATCCGTGGGGTATATCCTGACCTTGAAGGTGTCTTCTTTGCCGTTCCCAATGGTGGCAAGCGAACTTCTCAACAAGCCGCATGGCTCAAAGAAGAAGGTATGAAGGCAGGAGTATCTGATATGCTCCTCCTGAAGCGCACCTCCCAGTACGGTTTCCTCTGCATCGAAAATAAAACACCGAAAGGTAGTCAGGAACCCGAGCAGAAGGTATTCCAGCATGAAGTAGAACGGCATGGTGGCAAGTATATCATCGTCCGCTCTATAGATGAATTTATCCAAGCTATCGACAATTATTTAAATGGTGAACTATGAGTGATATTAAATTTGATAATAGTTTTTTTAGAGAGGAACCATCTATTATAGAACAATTCTTAGTAGAATATCAGGAAAAAGCAGATGAATATATTACACAAAAGATTATTGCTATTCTTGAATCCAAAGGCTATAAGGTAACCGCTCCACCAAAGGAAGTCAAAGACGAATATACCTTTGAGCGAGCATGGAACTTGTACGATAAGAAAGTTGGCTGCAAAGCCAAACTCGAAAAGAAGTGGAACTCCATGAGCAAGAAAGACCGCAAGGCAGCTATAGAGTATATTCCTCTCTATGTAATTTCACAGCCCGACAAACAGTACAGAAAGAACTTCCAAACCTTCCTCAACCAGCGAGGATGGGAAGACGAACTCATCGGAGCCACACCACCGCCAGCAGCCGTTAACGAGAACTCTTCCGAAATCAGCCGACTTATCGCAAAGACGAAGGCTGGACAGAACGTAACAAATGCGGATAAGGACAACGTTTTCAAGACACGCATCATGGGTATGATAGAGCTTCTGCAAAAGAATCCTCATAGCCTATGCCGAAAGCAGTTGGAGATATATCGTGATAACGGAACCTTGGAACGCTTGGGCATCCAATGGAATCCATAAACCACAAATCTGTTTACCAAAATGATAGCAATCAGTAAGTACAACAAGCAGCATCCTCTCAGAGTCTTTGAGGCATTCGCAGGATATGGCAGTCAGAGCCTAGCCTTCAAGTACCTCAAAGATAAGCATCCTGAGTTCGACTTCAAGATAGTGGGCTACTCAGAGATAGAACCATCAGCCATCCAAGCCTACGGACTCCTGCACGGAAGAGATATACCTAACTATGGAGACGTGACAAGGATAGACTGGAATGAGGTTCCCGACTTCGACTTCATATCATGGTCTTCACCATGCCAAGATTTCTCCAATGCAGGACTTCGCCAAGGAGCAGAGGAAGGCAGCGGCACACGCTCATCCCTTATCTTTCAGGAGAAGAGAATGCTGGCAGTAAAGAAACCAAAGTACGTGATGCTAGAGAACGTAAAAGGTCTTCTCTCAAAGTCAATGAGGAAGTACTTCTTCCAGTACCTCAAAGACCTCGACTCCTTCGGTTACACCTCCTTCTACAAGGTACTGAATGCCAAAGATTATGGAATCCCACAGAATCGTGAACGTATCTTTGTTATCTCCATCCTACGCACAGAAGACGAGCCGAACCCAGAGTATCACTTCCCTTCTCCCATTAAGCTAGAGTCAACGGTTGAGGACATCTTGGAAGACAACGTATCTCCCGAATATTTCCTATCCCAGCCCCTTCTCGAAAAGTATCTCACAAAAGCAGACATCAATGAATCAATCGAAAAACTCTACCCCGAAGATAGCAATACCGAAAACTGCTGATGGATGCTCCCCGACCATCACATCATCATTTGGTGCAGGAATCAGCATAGCCAATCTTCTTGGTGTTGACCATTTCCCTAGGGGGGGGTATTGATAATCAAAAAAGTTACAAGCAGAAAACTACTCATCAACTCAGACGTAGATGGTTTAAGTAGAACCATCCGTACAAGTTATTATAAGGCTGGCTTTGCTAACTATATACATAACGATGGCAGAGCAGCCAACGCAGTCTTAATCATCAAAAGAGTATGATAATATTCAGAAACAAACACGGAAGTTTCAAAGGTGGGTTAATTAAAACAAAAATATCACCAACCATCACAACAGCTTCCTTTGAACACAATACATTTATCTTAAAAATAAAAGAATGTGCGACAAAATTATAAAGCTGGCAAACCTCAAAATCAAAGGCAGAATAGAGCAGCAGACCAGAGTCTACTCCACCAAGGGAATCTCTCCTACTCTCAATTCTGCTATGGGGCACGGAGGTAATTGCATCCCACTATTCTTAATAGTAAAAGAGATATGATAACAGGAGGAAAGAGAATGAAATCCCTGCTCCTATCGGGGAAGGTGAAACCTGATGTAGGCGGTCAAGTTCTCGACATCTACAACCAAGCTGTAATGCAAGGTATCTCCCCTACCATCAAGACAACCATAGATACAGCAAACATGACATTCGTAACAATCATGAACAAAGAAATCATTCACACCGCACCAAACGGAAAGAAATACTCCATCCAAATCAGGAAGTACACTCCAAGAGATTGTTTCCGACTGATGGGAGTACACGAAGCTGACATAGACAAACTCCTGAGCAAGGAGAAGTCTGGTCAACTCATTATCAGCAAGAGCAAACTCTATGCCCTTGCAGGAAATTCAATAGTAACCAACTGCCTGACCGCCATGTTCGAGGAACTGATATTCCCATCAGGGAATCACTACCATGACAAGACTGGTCAGCTATCACTCTTCTAGCTTATGGATATTTTTGGATATATCAAGATAGGCAAGCGCATCAGTAAAGCGCACAAAGCCATGTTTACCCACAAGACCATGGTAATATGGTACAAAGGCAACCCAATCATCGGAACAATGCACAATGGCTTGTGGTATCAACAAGACTTGAACGGAATGTGGGAATGTTTAATGTTCCAGTCCGAAGTCACACACGTCTCATTTTTACCTTCGCCAAATGAAGACAGAGAAAGAAAAAATCCTAGCCATCATCGCTGAGATTCAGGCAGAGCGTGAAGCTGCCCACATCGTGCCGCCACACGTCCTCACAGCCGAAATCATCAATCGAGGATTCCCCCAGCCATATCAATCCATCAATGAGTTGTGTGAAGAAGGCAAGATAAACTGGTGCAGAACACTCAACGATATGGCATTCACTATCAGAAAATAAATCAAAACAATATGAAAATTATAACGCAGAAAGAACTGGCATCCTTAGCAGAAGATGCTTTTAAGAATGCTGACAAGCATGGTTTCTATACTGAGAGCACAGAAATAGAAACAGAATTGATGCTCATCATCACGGAAATGGCAGAAGCTGTTCAGGCAGACCGACACAATCGCCACGGAAGTATTGAAGACTATGAGAGCGAGATTCAGATGGGCAGAGATATTCCTACCGCCTACAAGAACTCTCTTGAAGGAACGGTTGAATCCGAGTTCGCAGATATTGCCATCCGTATCTTATCCCTCTTAGGATGGATGAACAGCAAAAGCCCTATTAAAATAAATAGCAATTCTGTTCTTTCTGATGAATATGAAATTGGCAGGATTCAATACACGATACAAAACAAGATTCATAGGAGCAATATCGCAGCCGATTTATATCGGTTAAATGGAAAGTTTAGTTCGCTTGTTGATAATGAATCATCCTATTGGTTCGTATCAAAAAATCTACAGAACATTCTTATGCGGACTTTCGCAATCGCCCACAATCACAATATCGACCTGATGGAGTACATCAAGTTGAAAATGCAGTATAACGAATCTCGTCCGTATCTAAACGGATGCTTATATTAGGAGGACAAAATTATGTTTGGAATAGAACAGATTTTAAGAAGGTGCTTAATGACTTTTAGTGATGGCAACAAGATTCAAGCTACCATCTACATTCCAAAGCCCACCAAACCCATCTTCCCTGAGCAGATGGAACGTCAGTTCATTGAGAGTTTTAATAATTCGCAACTTCTTGCAGTAAACAAGGTTGTTAAGTGTCACATTATGAGAAATTAGTTATGGAAGATTTATCTATTGGGTCAGAAATCACCTTAAAGGTGGTTGAAAGCGAGGAAGCCGATTGTACTGGTTGTT